CTTCTTAATGAAGGTATGAGAGCATGGATGTCATCTGTTGACCAACCACATGAGAACTTCGTGTTCCCAGAGGAAGTATTGCCTCGTGGTAATGCACTATAAATAGAGTTGAGACCTTTCGTGCGTCTCTACACTCGGAACTTACAGACCTCTTCGGAGGTCTTTTTTTTATGCTAAATAATATTAAGTTGTGTTAACTAAAATGTTTTGTAAAATAAAGAAGACATTCAAAGAGTATAGAGAGTTTCAAATGAAAATGTATACTCGTATTTCTGATAAACTTGAGCAAAAATTGGCAGCTGTGATTGCAGCAAAGCAAAAATTAGCAGAACAGATAGATAGAGATAACGAAATTATAGAAGATTAGTGGATTTTGAAAACCAACTACAGACTGAACATCTCATTATGGTTGATCGGATATGTAGGACTTGTGGGATAGAGAAAGGATTACTTGCTGATTTCTACAGATGCAGGAAAGATCCTTCTCTTCTTTCTTCATACTCTTATGAGTGTAAGCAATGTGCTACAGAAAGAGTAAAGAAAAGAAGTAAAAAAAAATATAGATTAGGTACTTGTGATATTTGTGGAGCAACTAATGTCAAATTGTTGGGTGATATTTGTGTGAGATGTTCTTCTGTTATCAAAAATAATGGTATTGACACTTTAGAAAAGATTGTGTTATACTTAAGAAAAAATAATGAGCATGATTGCTAAAACTATTAAGCAAACCTTAAATGCGTAAATAATTTATAAAATATCAAAAAAAATATGAGTGGAGATTCAGGACTACAACAACAACCAGTTATTTTTTACAGTGAAGAAATGACTTTATCAAAAATGATTCTTTTAGGAAAGAAAGGTATTTCATTTAAAAATTATGAGCACCTTTTAGATGAATTTGATTTAGATATAACTGAAGAAGATAAATAACTTAAGAAACTGTCACATCCGATGAAGACATATTCAGATTTTATGCTAGAATGTTCTCAAGTTCAGGAGAGTAGTCTAAGCAGAATTAAAAGTAAGACTGATAAGGGAGGAGTTGCTATCCTTTCAGGATCTAGAGGTGACAAATCAAAGAAAGAGAATAAGGCACGAGCTAAGCAATTAGATAAAGACATTCGTGGTAAAGGTCTTCCTGGTGCTACTAAGGTAACTGGAAGATGGGATGAGAAAGATGACAAGACTGGTAAAACCACAAAGGTTAAAGAGCGTAGTCATGTAGTCACCTCTGGTAAAAAAGGTAAGAGAAAGTTTAAGAAAGCAGTAAAGGCACTTGGTAAGAAGTATGGTCAGGACGCAGTGTTGACACAAACTAAAAAAACTGGTACAGTATCAGCAACCCGAAAGGGTGGACTTGGTAAATCTGCAGGTAAAACTGTTAAAAGATTTACTGCAGGAAAAATGAAACCAGGTAGAACTGGCGAAAATGACACCAAAATTAAAGGGAAAACTTTCACCTATGAATAAACCTTATGATGACTCCAACTGGAGAGAAGAATACAAAGCATACACAAGTAACCATATGGAACTTGAGTTGCTAGAGAATGGGCCCAAGAGTTTATCTCAGTCGTGGCATCTTGGTGCATTGTATAGTAATTGGAAAAAAATAAAAGGATATAATAAACTTGACCCAAAAGAAAATGAAGGTCAATTGCAATCATCTATGAGTGAATTTTTTAAAAAACAAGATAATTATGAAAAATGAAACTTAGAATCAATTATGTTAAGCACAAAATACCGATTAGAACTTACTGACATATGTTGTCGTATGATATCAGAAGATACCGTCAGTTTAGATGAAAGAATCTGGATGAATAAGTTGTGCAAACATAATTTACAAGCAAGAGAACTTGCAGGTGCGTTATTATGTCCAGACAAGATTGACTTAGAATAATAAATAACGTATAATAAAACATTATCAAATAGTTTTTTATGTCTGACGATGATAGCGTACATATTAATAATCTTTGGGAAGATATGGATCGACTCAATGCTTTATATGAGGAACTTATGTGGGAACCCGATGAGGTTCTAGAGTTTGTCCCTGACCATGCTAATGACCAAATTATTATTCGGAGGAAAAAACTTTATGAAGAAAACTGAAAATTATGAACAGTTACTTCGACGATTTAGTAAGAGAGTAAATCAATTAGAAACAGAGCAGCAGGAATTAAGACCTGCATATGATAAATGGATAGAATTAGACAAACAACTTGAAAGATTAGAAGGATCTATTCAAGCTGTTGAATATCTTGCTTTTGGTAAACTTCCTCACGATGGAAATCATGATGGTATGAAAGATCATAAACCAATTAAGCATGGCAATTTAGATTCATTAGATTAATTATGTGGTATGTTATAGGGTGGACAATAGTTACACTATGGTTACTATCTAAACTAGGAGTATTTAAAAAATGACTTTCTTATTATCCATAATGTCATTAGCAAATTTTTTGTTCTATCCATTGGTGATAGCAACAATCGTTGCTGTGATTATTGAACAGTTCTTCAGACGTATAGGTGAAGAAACAGACTACGGTGACATGACAAGAGTGACTATCTCTACGATGGTAAGGAAATTTATGTATCGATGGGCATGGAATGTTAACATAATATGGTTCTTAGGATATTTTATTGTTGCATTCATGATGAGAACACCACAAGCACAGATGCCTGACATGATATGGAAAGGTTAAATAGTATTTTACAAAAGGTATCAACGATGACAAGTGACAAATTAAATTTTACTGTCTACTCAAAACCAGGTTGCCCCTATTGCGAAAAGATCATAGAAGTGCTAGAATTATCACAACTCAATCATGTAACCTACACTTTAGGTAAGGACTTTAATAGACCTAGTTTCTATGGTGAGTTTGGAGAAGGAACTACGTTTCCTCAAATTATATTAAATGGAAAAAAAATAGGAGGATGTAGTGAGTCAATCAAGTATCTCCAAGAAAAAGCAATCCTCTGATATACCTATAAATAGAGGAGTAGAATTAATACTTGCAGGAGGAAGACCACCCAAAACTCAAAAGGTCAAACCTGTAGGTATTAGGTTTGAAAGAATATTTTCTTTTTTCAAGAAAGAAATAAACTTTACTTTTGAGTTTTCTTTACGTATCACTAAAAAGAAAACATCCAGTGGAGGAGCATTATGGAAATGACCATAGTAACATTGACACTTACAACAGTAGTGTCTCTACTTGCACTTTTAGTAGGAGGTATGATAGGATGGCTTGCAAGAGAGCATTCTTATGAAACTACACCACAGAATGTGTACACTCATCCTGAAATGTATGATGAAAATGGGAATTTAATTCCAGATGAAATTGTAGCCGTGAGGTTTGAAAAAAATGACACCAACGAAGATGAAGAAGACGACGGTTAAACGAGAACCGAAACCTATTCCAGAACTTGCTCCAAATCCATTTGCTTTTGAGGTTCTTGATCTTGCATCAAGACAAAGAGCAAAGGCAAAAAAGATTGAAGTTCTTAAAAAATATGATGATCCTTCTATAAGGACATTGTTTATTTGGAATTATGATGACAGTGTGGTAAGTATGTTGCCAGCTGGTGAAGTTCCATACTCTAGTATGAAAGACGAACAGAACACTAATGGAAGTTTGAGTACTAGAATTAGTCAGCAGACTACTACTATGGCATTTAATAATACTATGTCTATGGGTAATGCTATGGATATGAATAGAGATCGTACTACTATTCGTAAGGAATACACAAAGTTCTTTAATTTTATTAAGGGTGGTAACGATAAACTGAATGGTCTTCGCAGAGAGACTATGTTTATCCAGACTCTTGAAGGTCTTCATCCATTAGAGGCTGAGATCTTATGTTTGGTTAAGGATAAGAATCTACAATCAAAATATAAAATTACTTTAGATCAAGTTAAAGAAGCTTATCCAACTATAAGATGGGGTGGTAGAGGTGGATAGTTTGAAAATACTACATGAACAATGTGAAAAGAATAAGTCTGATGATAAGAAATTGCCATTAGATTCTTTCTTAATAACTTATAAAGTTGATGAAGAAATCAAGTATGATATTACAAGGGCAGCTAGTGCTGTTGAAATTTTCAATTATTACTATGACAAGTATAAGAATGTTCAAGGTATTGCTTGGACTAAAGGAATAGTTACTCCTAGATCATTTGATTCTTCATATAATGAATCAGAAAAACCCAAGAAAAAAAGGAAGAAGAAAGAATGAATGATAATGAATTAAGAAATCAAATCAATCAACTTATTCGTGATGAAATACAAGAAGGTATAAACGAATATATTGATTACAAGGATCAGGTTAAAAAATCTGGTCTTGGTTTTGTGAAAAAGGATGATGATAAAGAATTAAAAGTTAATGTAAGTGAACGTGAAATAGATAAGATTATGAAACAATATAAAAAACTTAAAAAAAATAATAAATCTAACTTGGGTCAGATAAAAAAACTCAATCTACTTGATCAATATGGTAGAGAGTTATAAAATTGTATCGTAAGTTACACAACTGCTTGACTAAATAATTGTGTTATGTTATCATAACAATACGTTCAGTCTGATACACTCAGACCGCAAGTAAGCCGACTCGGAACGGGTTCGTTCATCCTCATGTACCAAATTCTTCTTAGTCTAATAGTAATCGGAGCACCACTTGACTGTGCGACCTCTGCTGAACTATTAGATTCTGCAAGTAATAATCCTGATAAATCTGAGAGATTGGAAATAGCAAGGGTGGTGATAGCACATACTGATCCAGTATGTTTTGGGGACGCACAAGTTGACTGAAGGAACGGAATCACGGATCCCTCGCAAGAGGTAAAGGTGCAAATTCCAACTACTTTAGGAGCAAACCAAATGGCACAAGTCACATACAGAGGTGTTGTATACGACACCAACAGAAACAAAACTCAGCAGACTAACAAGGTCGATCTAACTTACCGTGGTGTAAGTCAAAAGAAAGAACTTACAACTGTTAAATGATTGTAACTTTTGAGATTTTGGTAGCATCTGCTATCTTTCTCACAATCATAAATGCTGAAATTCAGTTTCTGTATAAGAAGGGTTGATACCCTTCTTTTTTTATGTTATAATAAATAAAATGAAAATTCCTATGAATAAGGGCAAACTAAAAGTCTTAGTCATGGCTTTAAAAGAAGTTGTTTCTGAATTGGAATCTGAAATTTATTCAGATGTCGATGCATATAAACAATCTAATCACGAGCAGCATGTAGGAGCATCTGCAAACTACGATGAAGTTTTTGAGGATGACGAATGAATGTAAAACTTGTTAGTATAACTCCTGATGCGGAGAAGACGATGGCTTATATTGCCAGAGTATCTAATCCATCTAATCAGGACAATGAAAAGTTTTCTGGACTATTGAAATACTGTATCAAACATAATCACTGGTCAGTATTTGAACAATCTAGTTTGACTCTTGAGATAGAAACTACTCGTGCTATTGCTGCACAAATTTTACGTCATAGAAGTTTTACATTTCAAGAGTTTTCTCAGCGTTATGCTGATAGTACTAAATTAGGTAGTATTAAATTACCAAAACTTCGTAGACAAGATAGTAAGAATCGTCAAAACTCTACTGATGATTTAGATCCTAAGATAATAGAAACATTAAACATGCAAATGGGAACCTTGTTTGGTTCATCTCTTTCATTGTATAATCAAATGTTAGAGTTAGGTGTTGCTAAAGAGTGTGCTAGAATGGTACTACCATTATGCACTCCTACAAAGATCTATATGACTGGTTCTTGTCGATCATGGATACATTATATCAATCTAAGATCAGCACACGGAACACAGAAAGAGCATATGGACATTGCAGAAGCGTGTAGGAAGGTGTTTACCGAACAGTTCCCTGCAGTATCTGAAGCCCTTGAATGGGTCTAAATAATTTTACACTGATTAACAATTATGCCAACATATCCAGTAATACATAAAGAGACGAAGGAGAAGAAAGAACTCTCTATGTCTATGAAAGACTATGATACATGGAGAAAGGAGAATCCCGATTGGGATAAAGACTGGCAAGCAGGTGTTGCAGCAACTCAAGAAATGTTCAGATGGACAGGAGAGGCAGCATCTTCTGGTTGGAATGAAGTTCTAGATAGAGCATCAAAACAACCTGGTGCTAATGTTCGTAAAAATCGTGATTATAGTTTCTAATGCCAGCTAAAAAAAGAAATGGAAACGGTTCCCAAAGTGGGATTGGTAGTATGAGTAATAAACAACTCAAAAGAAAAAAACCAGTAAACTCTGATGTGATGGTTGATATTAAACCATTAACTAAGAGTCAGGAAAAAGTTTTTGAAGAGTATAAAAAGGGTAAGAATATTTTTGCTTATGGTGCTGCTGGTACTGGTAAGACTTTTATAGCATTGTATCTTGCTCTTAAGGAAGTTCTAGATCAGATGAGTCCTTATGAGAATGTGTATATTGTTCGCTCTTTAGTTTCTACTAGAGAGATTGGGTTCCTACCTGGTGACCATGAGGATAAGTCATTCTTATATCAAATACCATACAAACATATGGTAAAGTATATGTTTGAAATGTCAGATGACACTGAGTTTGAGTTACTTTATGGTGCATTGAAAACTCAAGACACAATTAAGTTTTGGAGTACATCATTCATTCGTGGTACTACATTAGATAATGCTATCATTCTTGTTGATGAAATGCAAAACTTGAATTTTCATGAACTTGATAGTATAATAACAAGAGTTGGTGAAAATAGTAAGATCATATTCTGTGGTGATGCATCACAGTCTGACCTTACAAAAACCAATGAACGTAATGGTATTCTTGATTTTATGGAAATCATTCGTACAATGGAAGATGACTTTGCTTCTATTGAATTCGGTCTTGAGGATATAGTTCGTTCGGGACTTGTTCGTAAGTATCTCTTTGCTAAATTGTCTCTTAATATGTAATGTTTACACACCTTGATTATTTAAAAGAAGAAGTTGATCTTGAAGCACAAACTATAGATGGAACTCGATACTATACGGTTCCATCTGGTAAGAAGTATCCTTCAATTACTTCAGTCACTAGTTTTTACAATCGTCACATTTTTGTTAACTGGAGAAAGAAGGTTGGAGAAGAAAAAGCAAACAAGATTACTAGAGAGTCTACCTTTCGTGGCACAAAGTATCATGATGTGGTAGAATATTATATTAAGAATGGCACTATTGATGGATGCGATATGCTACCATCTACAAAGTTTTTATTTTTACAATCAAAGGTTAACCTTGACCGTATAAATAATATACACGCATTAGAGAAGTCACTATATAGCGATTATCTTGGTCTTGCTGGTAGAGTTGACTGTATAGCAGAATACGATGGAGAACTTGCAGTCATAGACTTTAAGACTTCAACAAAAATTAAACCCGAAAAATGGATAGAGAATTACTTTGTCCAAGAAACTGCATACGCATGTATGTATTTTGAAATGACTGGCATTCCAGTTAAAAAATTGATTACTATTATGGTGGCTGAAAATGGAGAGTGCGTTGTCTATGAGAAACGAAACAAAGGTGAGTATATTAGACTTCTTACCAAATACATTAAAAAATTCGTTGATTACAAAACAGGAGAACATGGAACCCAAGAATAAAGTAGATAACTTAATGAAAGAAAAGTTTCTATGTCAATCAAAGTTTGCAGAGGAAATAGAACAGTTAGTTAAGACTTATAACTTTAACTATATTGATGCTATTATAACATTCTGTGAAGAAAATAAAATAGAGATCGAAGCAGTCTCTAAGTTAATGTCAAAACCATTAAAAGAAAAGTTAAAGTATGATGCACAACAACTTAACTTCATGAAGAAAACATCCAGAGCAAAATTACCTTTATGAAGCCTCTTGAGGTATATCAAAGTTACTTAGCATTTAAAAATCATTTCACCAAAGAGAAGTATGATTACTTCAAGTATGGTGGTAGATCACGAGCATCGGAAGGTGCTTTCAATAAAAGAAAGGATCGTTATTTCTTTGAGAGAATGTCACGGAAAAAGAATGACGATGAGATTAAACAATTCTTTCTTGCAAACTTCAGTCAAGCTTCTGATGCTAGTCAGGTATGGATTGGCCCTATTATTGAAGGTGGAGAGAAAGTATATAACCAATGGGTAGAACATAAAGAGAATTTATTTGAGAGTTTTAAAAGTAACTCTGAAGATATGATGGATAGTTATGATTACGATGAGTTCTTTGATTGTAAGAAAGGACATCCACCTATACTAAAAGAACACTTGGGTGGTAAACTTAGTATTGAAGAATTGGTAATATATGATAAAATATTCTCATACGTTAAAAATTATGATAAACAACTTCTTGATCCTGTGTGGGAAACCGTAAGTCTCAAAATTAAAAAGTATAGTGCATTCATAAATATTAATGTAACTGAATATAAAAATTACTTAGTTCAACGTGTTAAAGAGAGGTATCATCAATGAGCGATTTTTTTAAATCTGATCAGGTTCAAAGTACTATAGTAGAACTTGCTGCACTTCAGCAGCAACTTGTTACGGAGATGCCATATCTTCCTTTGATGGATATAGATCAAAAGAAAACCCATTTAAGTGTATTAAAAACTTTCCTAGAGAAACAAAAACTTTTCTTCTTTCGTATCTCTTTATCTGATGATAAGGATGCTCTGGAAATGAAAGATAGGTTGATAGATGCTAGTAAATTGTTTGGAGTACATGATGAGATCAATAGCATGGAATCCTTCTTTCATAAACTTGATAAAACAATCAAGGAACTGGAAGAAAGTATTGACAACTAACCTCTACTATAGTATAATACTCACATATCCGAATTATCCTAATTAATCCGCATGTCATTCGCAAAATTAAAAAAACAATCTAGATCAGGTTCCCTTACTGATAAATTAATTAAACAAGTTGAGAAACTCAACGACAAGGGAAGCAACGTTGATGAACGTATTTGGAAACCAGTCGTAGATAAGTCTGGTAATGGTTATGCAATCATTCGTTTCCTTCCAGAACCCGAAGGTTGTGATCTTCCTTGGACAAGAGTATACACTCATGCATTTCAAGGGCCTGGTGGTTGGTTTATTGAAAACTCTCTAACCACATTGGGACAGAAGGATCCTGTCTCTGAGCACAATTCACAATTGTGGAACTCTGGTTCAGATGCAAACAAAGAAATAGCACGTAAGCAAAAGCGTAGACTATCATATTATAGTAACATCTATGTTGTAAGTGATCCAACAAATCCTGAGAACGAGGGTAAAGTATTCTTATATAAATTTGGTAAGAAGATCTTTGACAAGATTCAGGAAGCAATGAAACCTGAGTTCGCAGATGAGACAGCAATCAATCCATTTGATTTCTGGAGTGGTGCAAACTTCAAGTTGAAGATTCGTAGAGTAGAAGGTTATCAGAACTATGACAAGTCTGAGTTCGATAAACCAAGTGCTCTCTTTGATGATGATGCAAAACTAGAAGAGATCTACAACAAACAGTATGATCTTAATGATTTTGTTGCACCAGATAAGTTTAAGACCTATGAAGCTCTTAAGACTCGTCTTGATAATGTTCTTGGTCTGAATCAACCAGTCAAGAGACCCGTGATTGATGAGGAAGTTGAAGATGAAGATACAGGTCGTACTCCATTTGAATCATCCGCACCAAAAACTATTCCTGATCCAGTAGTAAGTTCTGCTGATGAAGATGAGGAAGATGAATCTCTGAGTTACTTCTCTAAGTTAGTTAACTCCTAAACAATCAGACCCCTTCGGGGGTCTTTTTTTATACCCCACTTAAATTGGGATTATATGATTCCTTTACACTTTTGTTTATATATTGAGAAGATTTACTATATTTCATTGCATTTCTAAGATCTGAAATAAACACTGATACAAATTCAGATTTTAATATTTTTATTCTTCGCTTCTCTTCATTCCTATTCATTTCATATTGTTGATTGGTAACTTGCTCTACTGGATTATATGTTTTGTCTCCTACTTGGAATGTGAAATTACCATCAACTTGTAGTCCAGCATCTAAAATTTTTCTATCTTTTGCATCTTTCATTTCTGTAGTTTCATAGTGGTGAACATCAGTTAAACCAGTAGCACCCCATTTTTCTACCATGTATTCATGTAGATCATTGTTACTTAAAGGCCATTGATCTCGTATGTTAGTAATATTATTTGTAATTAAAATAACCCAATCCAATTCTGGATCACCATAGATATTTTGTGCAACAACATCTGGTCTCATATTTTCTGAGATTTGATAGTACTCAAAAGCAGTGATTGCCTGATCTATATCACTTCTTAACTTTGCTCTTTTGAATATATTTTTTACTAATATTCTTTCATCATTTCTACTTTTATCTTTTAAAAGTGAAATGTAATTTATGTTAGGTAGTTCTCTGAAGTATGACATTAGTAACCTACCTCGTCTAGTGATATTTTATAGAGATCTCCACCTGCTTTAGAACCAGGCGATCCAGGAATGTCTCTGAACTTCCTACCTTCAGTAATGTCTCCTTGATAATCTGTATCATATACAGGTTCTAGTTCTTGCATTCTTAATGACATAACTGTACTGACTGGTTGACCCTCTTCATATGCTGACCATACTCCATCTGGAGTATAGTTGACTGCACATCCAGTAACTGCACATGTCTTGATTCTATTTACACCTTCAATGTCTTCATCCCTATTAGTTTTATATTGTACATGAAATACATTAGGGGTTCCTAAGAATAAAGATTTTGTTCCTGCAGTAGTACCAGCTTCTCCCATCTTTCTAGCAGCCATACCTTGTTTAAAGAATCTAATTATATGTCTGACTTTTTTTGCTTCGTACTCATCTCGTGGAGTCATCTTCCAACTGAAAGCAAACTCTCTAAGTGCTGGTGCTTGGAAGAGAAGTTCCATGTTAGAGTTTGGAACTACTCCAAGTCCTCTTGCCATTAGTGCTTCAGGAGAAACCTGAACACCTGCCATTGCTAAAAGTCTGGATTGTAATGTAGATCTAGCAAGTGCTCCACTTTGTCCTTGTGCTAGAGATTTAGCATCTATACCTGCATTTGCTAGTGCTGCCATTGTTACTCCTAGAGAAGCACCTCCTTCCGCATTACCAAAGAAAGCTCCAACAGTACCACCAAAAAGAGCACCACCAGCAGTACCCACTAAATCTCCACCAACTGCAGAAGTCAATGCTGCAGATAAATTGTTTACTTGGTCTTGACCCCATGCAACATTATTTGAATCACTTATATCGGTTGGCATTGGTAGACGTACCATTCCTAGATATTTTTCTAATGGTGATAGTCTTTGGAAACCTTTATCAAATATATCATATGCACTTTTGTTTTTTATTGTTTCTTTATCATCAACATCTTTTTGTATATCCCTGCCATGACCTTGTACCATTTGTGCTCTTGGTGGTTGGTATGTGTATTGTGTAATACGAACATGGTCTTGGTTGTATCCTGTTTTTCTATTAGAATAAATGGCATCAACTGGATACTTGAGAGGACCATCTAACATTAACTCTTTGATTGTGTTAAGAGTGATGTCAGTCTTTTTAAAATCAGTATGCGATGATACATCTACAAGGTTTTTATCTACATTGCCTACTTCTATTTCTTTCTCTAAAGTTCCTGCTGTTAATTTATCTAAGATTAAATTTTTATCATCGTCTGTTTCTACATTATTTATTTCTTGAATCCAAGGTTGAATCACTCCACTACCATTTTTTTCTCGTGCGTTCAATATGAGCTCTGCTATTTGTAATGAAAATGCTTTTCGATTTATATCAATTGCTAGTGAATCAGGAATATAATCTATAGGACCACTACCAGCAGTAGCATTTGCAACATGTGTTGTATCCCATGTTTCATTTTTAAATAATATTATTGGACTTCCATCAAGAACTGGACCTTGTTGTACTAGTTCTATATCTCCATTTTTAGGATTCCACCTCAAGTCATATCGGTTACTAGCGAAAGTAACTTCTATACTAGTCTCTCCGAAAAAATTTCCTTTTACTATTTTTGATGACATTAAGGACTATCCCAAACGTATTCTGGTGAAACCATACCATATTTATTAACAAACTTTTCTGTTACTAACTTAGCAATGTCAGACCACTCTTCTGAATCCTCTGGAATAATAAACAAACCATCAATATTAGTAATAAAATACTTATGTAATGTTTTCTTAGGTAAACGTGCTTCTCTTTTATTTATGAGGGAACCAGCAATTGATGATCTTATATCAGGACTATAGTAGTGTAAGTTAGCACCAAGGATGTGTTGATTTCTTATCTCTATTATGTATGCGAGTGGTCTACGATCCCACCATTTATACTTATCACCGAATGCTGCAGAGTATGAGAAGTAACACAACTCACCTATTTCAGGGAATCTTTGCTCTGCTATTGAATCTAGTTCAGTATATAATTCATTAGCAAACCAGTCTGCATTTGTATCAGCAATTGATTTAGATTTTTCAAAGATTCTTCCACCAATGGTGGTATTGTTTTCTAGTTCTGTTAAAGTTTTTCTTTCCATTACTTGATACCTAGATCATCTTCAGTCATAATTTTGAATTCATAATTTCTATCTTTACAATATTCTCTTGCTGCTTTCCACTTAGCTTGATTAACTGCATAAGTTTTTACAGAGTATGCCCATGACTTAGTTCTTTTCTTTGGGTTCTGTGGAGGCATCTTGGTTTCTTTCTTTGGTTTTATTTCTACAACCATTACTCTCTTCCTCCCGTAACCATCTTTGTACTTTATTAAAAAGTCAGGAAAGTATCTGTGCATTCTATTATCAAGAGGAGAACGATAAGGAATCCAGAATTCTTCTGACTGCCATTCACTTACAGATTCTGCAAGATCACAATAGTTCATGAATTTTTTTTCCCAATTTGACCGATAAACTATATTTGTGGGGTCTCCTCTGTACTTTTTTGGATACCTCGGCCTATATTTTCCATTATATGACATACATAGTATAGGATAACTATTTAAACAATATTTAGATGGCACAAATTGCACCACTATATGCGAGGATAACTAACCCCAGAAATACTGATGATGGAAGGGGTTCTTTACCGTCAATAAGGGATTTATATAAAGGTCTGTCTCTTAGCAGTCAATTTAAAGTATCATTATTTCTCAATCGAAATAATAGAAATGCTGATAACTTAGATGGACATCTGACACGGTGTGGTATATTTGATGAGTATTCTGCGAGTAGTTATAGTTATGACTTCTTTGCTTCGGAAGCTATACTTCCAGGAGCAAACTTTGATATGACAGAACAACCTGGAGCATATCAAGGAATACTTGAGTATAATGCTACTAGAAGAATCTTTCCTGACTTTGAAGTAAGTTATTATATTGATAAAGATTACAATCTTCTTCGTTTATTTGAAGAGTGGATGAATTATATTAATCCGTTGTATAATAACGATGGAAGATATATTGGTGGATCGGATGCACAAATAGGATTTACGGATCATAATTCTTACTATAGGATGAAGTATCCTGGAAAATATAAAAGAACGATAGCAGTTACAAAATTTGAAAGAGACTTTTGGAAGAATCCAAATCAGATGCAAGATGGTCAGATAGCACAACAGATGATATCATATCAATTAATAGATGCATTCCCCAAACAAGTTACTGCAGTACCAGTAACATATGATGGTAGTAATGTCACTAAAGTAACAGTTGTATTTGGATACACTAGATACATTACTCACAAAGGTAATGGTAATAAGACTTCTGCTTATGGTAGTACTACTAACACTGGAAAGAATAAAAACTATAGGGTGAATAGATACCTTCCACCTTCTCTAAAATTTGATGAAACTAGTGGAGATGTTGCGGATTCAAATATTGAGACTAAAAGTGTAAGTGAAACACAAAAATTAGTAAACAGCAACAATAATGTATATGGAGATACATTTCCTGCAGGATCTTTTGGTATAACATCAAAGAATTCTAGTCTTACAAATGATTTAAAAGGTTTTAAAACTGAAGTGCAATATGATGCATATGGTGCTGGACCTGTTTAACCCCCCTATATAAAATACTGAATAAAATATTATGCCTTTACCAAAAATATCTACCCCTACTTATGAGTTGGTATTACCATCATCAGGGAAAAAAATAAAATACAGACCGTTTCTTGTACGGGAAGAAAAGATTTTGATTCTTGCATTGGAGAGTCAGGATATAAAACAGATTACTAATGCAATTAAGACAACATTAAAAGAGTGTATTGTTACTCGTGGTGTTAAGGTTGATGATCTTCCTACATTTGATATTGAATATATCTTTTTAAATGTTCGTGGCAAATCAGTAGGAGAAGCATTGGAATTAATTGTTACTTGTCCTGATGATGAGGAAACAACTGTTCCTGTTAAGGTTTATATTGATGAGATAGAAGTGAAGAAGGATAAGAAGCATAAGCAAGAGATACCTCTTGATGCAAAACTTACTCTTAAGATGAAGTACCCATCACTCAGTGAATTTATTAAAGATAATTTTGAATTCAGTGGAGAGACTTCCAATGTACAACAATCATTTGATGTAGTAGCATCATGTATTGATATGGTATATGATCAGGATGATGTGTGGGCAGCTTCCGATTGTACTAAGAAGGAACTTACTGAATGGGTCGAGAGTTTAAGTTCTAATCAATTTAAACAGATTGAAACTTTCTTTGATACTATGCCTAAGTTATCTCATAAACTTAAGGTAAAGAATCCTAAGACTAAAGTTGAGAGTGAGGTAGTACTGGAGGGACTGGCAAGTTTTTTCGGGTAAGTATGACTCATATTGATCTTGAGTCATACTATAAACTTAATTTTTCTTTGATACAACACCATAAATACTCATTAACTGAGATTGAAAATATGATTCCTTGGGAAAGAGAAATATATCTCGGACTATTGAATCAACACATTGAAGAAGAGAATTTAAAAGCACAACAAACAAATAACTAAATGGCAATATCTTCTTCTATTATTCCTTCCTTCTCTGCTTCTAGATCAGAAGGTTTGATTTCTGGTGCGAAGAATTTTGTTCGTGGTAAGAAAGGAAATGTAGGATCATTGATTGATAATATATCTTCTCCAATTACTGCAAATTTTATTAATGTTTTTGGACAAGACAAGACGGAAAAACTTTTACAGAAAAATGTAAGTGCATTAAGAGATACACTTGTAGAAACATTTGACGTTGCTAGAGTATTAACTGTAGCAATAAAAGAGATTAGTGAATCGTTGAAGGGACTTTCATTAGCAGGAGGTGGAGGAATGTCTCCTGCAGCTGCAATGACTACTGGTGCTATTGGTGGTGCAGGTGGCACTGCTGCTGTTGGTGGTACTGCTTTGGGATTGAAAAAAATTTTTGGAAAAAAGGGAACAAAAGAAGTAGCAGAAGAAGTAACTGAAAAAGCAGTTAGTAAAGTTAATCCTAAACTTGTTAAGAAAACTGTAAGTAAGACTGGATTAGTTCCAAAGTTAATGAACTTTGCTAAGAAAAATAAATGGTTAGCTCCTGTTGCTATTGGTGCTGGTCTTATTGGACTGAGTGGTGGAGATGCTAACGCTTCCGAACAATCAATACAAACAAATTTTGTTAGTGAATTTAATTCTGTTGTAGATAAATTTGAAGGTGTAATTGCTTCTTTAAAAACAAAGAAACAAGATGTTACTACTGTTGTTGAAGAGGAAAAGAAAAAGAAACACTGGTCTGATGTTACTCCTGGATCAGAAGAAGAAAAGTATCTAATAAAGGATGGAATTAAATCTATCAATGAAGGTCATGAACAGCACCTAAAACAAAATGCAGGTGACTATTATGAGTTTAAAGTTCCTGAGTATATTAAAAATGATGCTGGTGAGTGGGTTCCAAAAGAACCTGTCATTCAAGTTAAACCAAATGATCTTAGTACCAAGATTAGAAATATAGAAGTAAATAATAATGCAAAACCAAATATTACTGTGATTCCATCTGCTGCAAATAATGTACTTAATAGAGGACAACAAAGTAAAAATACTAGTGTCCCTACATCATCAGGGGCAGCAACTGATATTGCTTTTTTATCTTCTAGTAAATCTGATAGTTTTGGATTCCTTGAAAGTAAAATGATTTACAATGTTGTTGGATAAGATATGGCACAAGTAATAACTAAAAATTTAATACTCCGAAAGGCGAGGAAGATAAAAACCAATCCAAGTCTTGGTACTATTAAAAACTATACCTTTAAATCAAAGACACAGGTTAATAAATTTGTAAGTTGGACTGGATCTGCTAATGAGGCATTAACAAGAGTAAAGTTACCTAAGAAATCAGAAATAGAGGGATTATCAACTTCTGTATCAGGAATGACTGATGCTCTTACTACTTTTATTGCTTCATTGATGCTTCATCCTGAAGGTCCAACAGGTGCAGCACAAGAACTTTTACAGAGAGGTGTTAATACAGTACCTGGTAAAGTATTAGCAGGTGCAGGTATTCTTGGTGGTGGTATAGCAGCACGTAAATTTTTTAAAGCACGTAGTATTAAACCAAAAGTAAAGATTACACCAAAGGTAAAAATTAAACCAAAACTTACAGCACCTAATAAAATTAAGGTTAAACCTAAGTCTACATCTAAACTTGGTTTTAATAAAAAAGTTGCTAAAATATTAAAAAAAGAAGGTAGTGAAAAGGTAGCACAACAAACTACTAAAAAATTAACAACTAAAGTAGCAGCAAAGGTGGGTAAAAAGGCTTCAAAATTTGTTCCTGGATTTGGAAGTTTGTTGAGTCTAGGATTTGCTGCACAAGAATTTGCAGAAGGTGATGTTACTGGTGGAATGCTATCATTAGCAGGTGCTATACCTGTTCTTGGTTGGGCTGCAATTGGTGTAGATATTGCTAGAGATATGGGAGCATTTGAAGGAACTCCTTTAGGTCTTAATGAATCAGAGAAGAAGAAACAAGAGAAGGGAACAACAGAAGAAGTTGAGGGAGATGTAAAGAAGGAAAAAGTAGTAGCAAAAAAACCAAAGATTACTATTCCAGATTCTATTGTTAAGTTTAAACTTAGTGTTGATGACTTTGAAAAAATAATGTCTTCTGATATTATGGTTGTTAATTCAAATACACAAGTTAAATCAAAAAATAATATAACTGATATGACGCTTGGTGCTATGGATATGGTAACTCATGGTTGGTTTGATTTTGATAAGAAGGGTAATAATGTAGTTCAAGAAACAATACAAAATCCATTTAAGAGATTTTATAATTGGTTTGTTCCTCCACCAGAAAAATCTAATGAACCATCAGTAGCAGCAGGAATAAGAACTCCTGAAACTGGATTCAAGCATGTTGTTAGTATGTCTAATAACAATCAACTATTTGGTTCTGGTAATAATATTATTATAATGCAACAACAACAACCTTCTATTCAACCACAACAGAATAGTGGAATGATTCCAGTTCCAATGAGTTCTGGTGGAGGTGGTGTTGCTATGGTTACTCCACCTGAAAGTACTATAGTAAATAGTTTATGGACAAATATTCTTATGACTAAACTAGCACAATGACAGTAACAGCAGAAGTATCAGGACTCCAATTAGTAGGTGCTACTCTTGAGTCTTTAAGTGGTGAGGAATGGTCATTGGTTCCTAATATTCTTAGTATAGATTACTTTGAGAATATTTTAGAACCAGCTATTTCAATGGAAATGAGATTAACATCTGATAATAGTCTTTGTAATATAATACCTATACGTGGTGGTGAAAAAGTTAATATAGAGTTGGAAACTGCTAGAGGTACATGGGAATTTGAAGATTTATATGTGTATAAAGTTAGTGGTCTTGATTCTCAAGGAGTACAAGAATCATTTACATTAAATTTAGTATCAAGAGAATTTTTAACAAATGAAACAAATAGATGTGTGAGAAAGTATGAGAAGAAAAATATTCATGAACATGTTAAATCTATATTAAAAAATGTATTAAAGACTGACAGGTATAGTGATACTACTATAGAACGTACATCAAATTCTTATGCTTTTATTGGTAATATGAAAAAAGCATTCCACACATTATTATCTCTAGGTCCAAAGTCAATACCTGCAACTGATAGTAGTACTAAGGGTACAAGTGGTGAAGGAAAAGATGCACAGGCAAAAGGTACTGCAGGGTTTTTCTTTTATGAGAATAAAGATGGATTTAATTTTAAAAGTATTGATGGATTAGTATCTTCATTGAAAGTATCAGAAGGGAAATCTGAGAAGAAAGATATCTATCAGTATTCATATAGTGGTATAATAAATGAGAGTATTACAAAAGGAACTGCTGGTAAAATTATAAAGTGGTTTATCGAAAAGAATATTGATTTGAGAGCATCATTAAGACTTGGAATGTATTCCAATTATACTTATTTTTATGATATGATTACTAATAAGGTGTCTGGATACAAGTATTCATTAAAGAAGGAACTTGGAGATAAGACACTGGGTAAGGATGCCATTCCAGTATCTGAATTTGGTGACACAATCTCTAGAGTTATGTTCAGAGTATCTGATCATGGAACTTTAGAGAAGGGTGCAGGACTAGATACTTCTGGAAGGGATCATGCTGATATGGCAAAATCTTTTTCCAGATATAATTTATTGTTTACACAGGCAATAAATATTTTAGTCCCACTCAATATTGATTTAAAGGTAGGTGATGTCATCTACTGTGAATTTCCAAAGAAAGATAGGGGTGGATCTTCGACAGGTTTTGATTCAGAGATAAGTGGTAACTATTTAATTAGAGAATTGAGACACCACTTTACTGCCAATCAAAACACAACATCTCTCAAATTGATGAGAGATTCTTATGGACTATACGGACCTGAAAACTAGGAGGACTTATGACCAAAAAGAAGCACGACTTAGAACATGAAGTTTATATTGATCCAAAGGATCATAAAGAACATGTTAATCATGGAATGCTTGAGTACACAGAAGAAGAATTAAAAACTTCTTACTCATATTATGATGAGTATCACAAGGATGATGTCGTTATTCCAAATGAAGGAAAGATAAATGATTGGCATACAAGACACGAAGATAAGCATCTAGAAATTTATTGTGATAATCATCCAGATGCATTTGAATGTAGAGTATACGATGATTGATGAGTCTTTATTAAAATCTGCTGTTGCTGGAAGAGACGGTTTTACCTGGTGGATAGGTAGAGTCGCTCATTCTGATGTTTGGTTTAATGAAAACCGTGCTCTTGCTGCAAAGGGAAAAGAATCTCATAGATGTAAGGTAAGAATTATTGGTTATCATCCTTGGGATGCTACTGATTTAGCAGAAAATGATCTTCCTTGGGCTCATGTAATGATGGATGCTACAACTGGTAGTGGTCAAGGTGGACTTGGAGATACCCAAGTTCTTACTGGAGGAGAAACTGCTATTGGTTTCTTCTTGGATGGTGATGAAGCACAGCAACCAGTTATAATGGGACTATTGCATAGGACTGCATCAGTAGCAAATAGTATTGGAGAAGGAGACGCAGCAAAGAGTTCACAGTTCCAACCATTTACTGGGCATCCCAAAAAAGTTAGGCAATCTGTACCAGATACTAAGAGAGAAGTAGTAGATACTAAATCTGTTAAAAAAAATTCAGATCCAGATAAAGGATTAGTAATCAAAATAAGTGATAGTAATAGATCAGTATTTGAAAATTTAAGTGATAGTCAGATTAGTAGGATATTAACATCATCTCTTGGTGAGAATGTTGAAGGTGTTACTGTAACATCAGATATTCTGCAAGAGTTAAATCAATTTCAACTTGATAAGACTGCAAAGGATGGTTCTAATACATTTTCGCAAGCAACTAAGGATGCATTTGAATCTTCTACTGATTTGAAACTTAATACACAGTCAGCAGCTGCAGCAGGGTTTGAGAATAAGACAACAAAGACACAAGATCGTCCAGATCCATGTAATGATACTGCAGTTGGACAATTAACACAGGTACTGACAGACTTTATTACTGTAACAAATGGACTTGAGAGTTCATTGAATAACTTTGTTGATCCTATTCAAAATAAGATTGTCGATATGACAGATGAGATCAATAAGGTTGCACAGAAAGTAAATTCAATTGTAAAAGGTATTATTAATAGGATAAGATCAAAAATACTTAAGAAAGTTCTTTCTTTATTCTCAATCTTTCAAGGTCTTCAGAAGAAAATTAATCCTGCAGATTGGCTTACAGGACCAGGATTTACTAAGGCAGCAAAAGGTATAATGCAATTACTTTTCTGTGTATTTGAAAAGATAATTGGACAGATGTTGAACTTTGTTAAAAATATGCTCAAGAATTTGATTGCTAATGCTATCAATGGACCTTTCTGTGCTGCTAAACAGTGGGTAGATGGTATTTTTGCAAAGGTATTTGATCTTATCGGAGATTTAACTGGTCCTATTGTGAATGGTCTTCAGTGGTTGACTGGTGGGTTAGGAGCAATCACTGGATTGTTAGGTAAGGCAAGTAGTTTAGCATCTAAAATCTTTTCTTTCATTGGTTGTGATGAACTTAAATGTAAGAAACCAAGTAAATGGGCATCATCTTTTAATGAAACCTTGGAAGTTGCTACAGATGATTGGCAGGATACTTTGGATGGTATTGGAAATCTTAAAGGGGTTCAAAAGAATTTAGATAAATTTGGTAAAGATGCGTTACAGACTACTGATAATATACTTAATAAGATTGGTCTTGGAGATAAAATTAAGGGAGGAGATACATCAGAACTTGAAGATACTAAGATTGATGGGTCTGGTTTGTTAGATATACTTGCTACAACGGATTCATTAACAGGTGGTGACTCTGCACAAGATGCTGCAAGAGGACTGGGATCTTTAGAAAGTGCTATTGCTGGTATATCTTTATTTGGAAATGGAAATAGTATATTCAATGCTTGTACCAATAAGATGGATAATCCTCAGACACAGGATGATATAATACAAATGCCAATTGGATTTAAATATGGTAGATGCATTCCACCAGCTTCATATGTTGATGGTGAAGGTGATGGTGCAAGATTAAAGACAGTAGTTGGAGCAGACACTAGAATATTCTCAATAGAAGTTATTGATGGTGGATCTGGATACGATTCAAATACTAGTGTTGCAATTATTGATAGGACAAATTATGGAAAAGGTGCTCAAGCAAAAGCAGTTATTGAGAATGGATCCATAGTAAGAGTCATAGTTACTGCTGCTGGTATTGGATACTGTGGCCAAGGAATAGGTGTTGGTATAGTTACTGCTATTACTCCAACAAAACCAGGAATTGGATACACTTCTGGAGATACTATTGATATATTTGATCCAGTTAATCCTGGAACAGCAACTACTTCTATACCAGTTGGTGTTACTACTAATAATGGATCTATTGTTGATGCTTATGTGCCAACTGACTTTAAGTATGAGTTTAATAGGAGACCTATTCTTGTTATTAATAGTAATACTGGTCTTGGTGCAGATGTTGTGCCAGTCATGTTAGATGTGGTACAATCTGTAGTAGATGATTCTGCAACTAGAATAACACCACTAATTGGAATTACTACAGTTGTTGATTGTCCTCCAGAAGATCATAGGAGTAACGGATAATGGCAGAAGGTATTAGTAAGGAAGAAGTACAAGAAATAATAGACTCTGCTGTTGACTATAAGGTCAAGGAATACTTTCGTATGAATAGACCAGGATTTGAAATTGCATCTAACGTTGAGACAGCAGCACATGGACTAGCAGAATTTCAATTGAACACTGACTTGCAACAGGGAATTCATTTTTATAGACAAGGAAACTGTAAGGTATCATCTAACAAATCTTTTGAACTTTATTCTGGACATGATGCTAAGAAAAAAGACATTGGTATTTTGATAGAATCAAAGAATGGAGATGTTTATATCAAAGCAGACAGTGGTAATTTGATTTTGGAAGGTAATGATGTTATAATAAACACTAATGATAGTGAAGGACAGATTAGTCTTACTGCAAAGAAAACTATTTTTCAAAAGTCTCCTACTATTAAGATAGAAGGTGAGACAACGAGTCTAATTGGTATACTAGATCTTCAATGTATTGGTGGACATACATCTATATACTCTCATATGTCTGATGTAGAGATATCAGATGGAACAGAACTTGAGATCGGTCCTGGTACTGTTCTTCAGTTTATTGATAAGGTCAAGAAGATGGCAGCATTGTTTAGTTGAGGAGGTATTAATGAGTAGACAATCACTTGGACAATTTGGTAAAATAAAACTAGGATTATTTGATAATTCTACAGCAACTATTAGTAATCTAGTTAACACTGGAATCATTACTAATTCAGGAGTAACTTTTCTTGGTCTTCCTGGAGCAGTAGGTGCAGCAAGAGCAGCTGTTATGATAGGCCCTGCAATGGGACTTTCTTTACCTGCATCTTTAGAAGTCATTGGTATATCAAACTTCCTTGGTAATACTAATCAGATTGGTTTATATACTTGTACTGGAGCATCATTTTTTAATGGAACTAAGATTACAAACGGTGTAAACATATCAACTTCTCTTGAGATTAATAGAAGATTAATAGTAACTAAACCTGCAATCATTCCTATAGTGATAGGAAGATGTACTGGTAATAAAAGTTTTGATATTCCTCATCCTAATAAACCTAACCATAGACTCAGACATAATTGTGTAGAAGGCCCAGAGTCTGCTGTTTATATTCGTGGAGTGTTAAGGAACCAAAATCATATTGACTTACCACAATACTGGAATGGACTAGTTGATCCTGCATCTATCACAGTACAACTCACACAGATTGCTACTTCACAAGATCTAATAGTGGATAAGATTATACAGGGTAGAAGAATAATAATAAAGTCTGGAAATGGTACAGCAATTAATTGTTGCTATCATATTTGGGCAAATAGAATAGGAGAAAAACTTCATGTAGAGTATGAAGGTTCAACTCCAGCAGATTATCCAGGTGATAATGATCTATATTCTATTGCTGGATATCATTACGATGTCAGGGAGGGTTAGACATGGCAGTAGGATACGGTACTGATATTGTTATTAAATTTAAAGAAGAGATTGCTTCTAATGAGAATGCAATTGAACAGATTCCTATATTACAACAACCAGTTCAAGATCATATTGATAATTTAGTTCCACCATCAGCAAAGTATGATCGGAAGGTTTGTGAATTGACACAAGAGATTAATACAAAGGTAGGAGAATTAGAAACATTAACTGCTCTTATTTCATCTACTGGATGTGGTCAGAACGATGGTAATGGTGATCCAGTTGGAGTTACCATTAATCATAATAGAGTCCGAGGAGTCATATACAATGCAGAAGATCCATCATATGTTGGAACCGATCCTTGGGGCCCATCTGATTCTGGTGGAATGCCTACGGGTAGAACGGATATAACATCTGGCACTGGAGCTAGTACTACTATAACCACTGCTAATTTGGGAGTAGGGTCTACTACTCTTGCAGAAGATGTAGGTGCTTTTGTTGCTCAACAATCTACTTCAACTGCAGATGGTAACGGATCATATACTGATGGTGATTCCTGTGAATATACAAGTGGCCCAGATAATGGTACTCTTTTCTCGGCAAAAAGAACATCTCTGATAAATGAAATAGCATCTCTAAAGACTGCACGAGATAACTATATGTGGGCAACAGTTAATTTATTAAAGAAAGAAACTAGAGAACAGTTCTTTCAGAGGTATGGATATGTTTATGGTAAATATGCATCAGAACAAAGGAACATAGAATTGAATAGTGCAATTGATTTTGTTGAGGATCCAGATAATGAATCCTTCTTTGCCAATTGACATACCATCTTATAAGTGGTAGAATAACTTAGTGTAGGATAATCTTATGGAAATTCAAAGGACTTCACTTAGAGAACTTCAGCAGTTGCAGGAGGACATAGCAGAATATTTCTGTGATCAATATGGAGTGAGTGGTGAGACTTACTGGACATGTGTGGAGTCAGTAGCACAAGTTAAAATAATGGAAGTGACTGGTGAGATTAAATTTAATCATGATGACCTAAAGAAATTTATAGAAGAATATACTGAGGAAAATTGACTTTTAGTTTCAAAAAAGACGCAAAAAAAATTCTGGGTATTTTTTGGTGAAATACCCTTTCTAACTATTTTTCATATGTAGGAGTGTGATATGCCTTACCGAATTGATTCTACATATTGTTGGTATAGAGATTGGGAAGGTAAGAATGAAAGAATAGTTTTTATGTATTATATAAATGGTATTCCATTTACTTTTGATGAGTTGGAAGATGTTCTAGAAAATAATGCATATTTACCTTCAGTAAAGATGATAGCAGATAACGAGACTAAATACAGTACCGAGGATTTATATAATCATCATGCGTATTTAATGGAAGAGGAGTGTCATCCTTTAGTTTTTGATTTGGAACTGGAAAACCCAGAGAAGTTACCAGTTGACTAAGATGATAAATAAATCAGTAGAAAAATTAGTATTGAGATACGATGCCTCTTTCTAGGTTAGAAAATTTTCTAGTTAATACTGATGGTAATATTTTATATGTGAACCCATCAGATCTAGATGCAACTGATAGTTTTGATAATAAAGGAAACTCACTAACAAGACCTTTTGTTAGTATTCAAAGAGCATTGTTGGAAGCAGCAAGATTTTCCTATCAAACTGGACCAAAAAACGATAGATATGATAAGACTACAATCTTATTGTATCCAGGAACCCATTATATTGACAATAGGCCAGGATATTATATCGAAAACAATGCTGGTAGTGTAAAATATTATGATGTAAATAAGCAGGAAATTGCAGATGTTCTAGAACTAACAAATAATTCTAACTTCGATTTAAATAACGCAGCAAACTTACTCTATAAATTTAATTCTGTTGATGGTGGTGCAGTCATTCCTAAAGGTACATCAATAGTTGGTTTAGATTTAAGAAAGACAAAAGTTAAACCACTGTATGTTCCTGATGCAGCAGATATTACAATGGAAAGAGGTGCTCTCTTCCGTGTAACTGGTGGTTGTTACTTCTGGCAATTCTCTATTTTTGATTCAGACAAATCAGTTTATTATAGTAAAGATTTTTCACAGAAAGGTACATTTAAGAAGTCACATCATAAATTAACTTGTTTTGAGTATGCAGATGGTATCAATACAAAGGATCTAACTGGTATAACTGACCTTGCAATGTATTATCACAAGGTGATGAATGCTTATGGTGATGATACAGGTAACAGAGAGATAACAGATTATCCAGGTGCAACAGACTTTGAACCTAACAGTCCAGAATTTAAGATTGTTGGTGACTTATCATCTGATGCTTTAACTATTGATAAGATTACTGCAAGTGGGGTAATAGCAAGTGTTGATACTCCAACAAATCATAACTTAAATGTAGATGACTCTGTTCGTATTAGTGGTATTTCTTCTGAACTATACAATGGAAGTAGAGTTGTAACAGGTATTAGTAGTGATAGGAAATTTACATATCTATTATCATCTGCTCCTATTGATGCAAGTATAACACCATCTCAAGGACGAGTTATTATTGAATCAGATAATGTAACTGGTTCTTCACCATATATTTTTAACATATCATTGAGATCAGTTTATGGTATGTGTGGTCTCCATGCTGATGGAACAAAAGCAACTGGATTTAAATCTATGGTTGTTGCTCAGTTTACTGGTATTGGATTACAAAAAGATGATAATGCATTCTTGATATATAACCCTGCTACAGGTACTTACAACGATAAGAATTCTGCTCCTACAACTCTTTATAATCAACCAACACTACCTCTTTATATTAATCAGGAAGCTGTTTATAATCCAACATACGGAACATATCATATTAAAGCATCAAATGATGCATTTATACAGGCAGTGTCTGTATTTGCTATTGGTTTCTCCAATCATTTCTTATCAGAAAGTGGATCAGATCAATCTATTACTAACTCAAACTCTAACTTTGGTGCTAAGTCTTTAATATCTAAAGGATTTAGAAAAGATTCATTTAATAGAGATAATACTGGATATGTGACTCATATTGTTCCACCAAAAGATCTTAGAGAAGATACTTTTAATGTTTCATGGAGAACTATTGATCCTACTTTAACAATTACTAGTCCTACAATATCAAATCTTTATCTATTAGGAGAAAAAGATTTAGAAAACCCACCATCAAACGTCAGTAATGGTTACAGGGTTGGATCAAAGATCGATGAGAAATTATATTTAAATGTTAATCTATCAGGTATTAACTATACATACTCCACTCCTGTAAATATGCAAGCAGGTGGAACTAATGCTGAGACAATTGCACAGAAAAGATTTGTTGTTAATACAGTAGATTCATCAGATGGTACTGCTGATGCTAATGATTCTATAACTTTATTTGATGATCATAACTTTGTTGCTGGAGAATCAGTAAGAGTTTATAGTGATAATGGTCGTTTACCAGATGGAATACAAAGTGAAAAGATATATTATATTATTACTATCAGTGGTCAACCAAAAGTAATTAAGTTAGCTAAGTCTCTTAATGTTGCTTTGGATATTGTTAATGGTAATAGCACTGATTGGATAGACATTAAGAATACCAATGGTGGTACTCTTACTGTTGTAAGTTATGTTACCGATAAAGTTCCAGGTGATATAGGACATCCAGTTCAGTGGGATGCTACTAAGACTAATTGGTATATTATTGGTGCAGGAACTACACAAATTAATAAGATTCACGATGCTTTTGTAGGTTATTCAACTGAGATTGCAGCAAATAATTCTGCAAGTTATTTCCAAAGAAAATCTGAGAATCGTGATTTAAATGATAGAATATACAGACTTCGTTATGTTATTCCAAAAGAATTTGCTAATGCAAAATCACCTGAGAAGAATTATGTTCTTCAGGAGTCATCAACTACTGGTATAACTGTTGGTGAAGAGATAACAATTTCAAGTGTTAAGTCTAATAGAAACTCAAGAATTGTTTCTGGAATTACAACTTCTAATTTAGTTGCAACTGTTACTACTGAAGATGTACACAAGTTGAGTGTTGGTGATAGAGTTAAATTTGATAATGTTAAGAGTACTTTAAACACTGATGGAACTAAAAACCTTGGGTTTAATGGTTACTATTATGTTGTATCTACTCCATCAACCAAGACATTTACATATAATTTAACTAAGAATCCTGGTACTTTTACAAACAACATGGGTGTAAGAACCAGTGATGAGTTACCAACTTTTTCAAGAAATGAATATGATACTTCTTATACTATTCAAAATGTAGACACAGTTCAGGAGTATATTTCAGGACAACAGGATGGTGTATTCTATCTTACATGTGTAATTGGTAATATTTCTCCTACTGCATCTCAATTTGTAGATCGTAACTTCAAACAGAATATACTTAACTTATATCCAACAGTAGATATCGACAACCTAGATGTTGATCCTGTTCAGGGTATATCAGTTGCTGATAACCAGAGTATTGGTAAGGTTATAGTTAATGATACTCAGAATAGCATTACTAAGGAAGGAATCATTGAGTATCTAAAAGATAATGCTGTTGGTTACGCAGTTACTGGAGCATACTCAACTGGAACTGCTGGAGTTTCTACAGTTTATAGTCAGTTAAATCATAATTTAAATTCTATTACTGCACTTACTCTTACAGTAGCAGGAACTGGATATCCAACTGGTTCTGGTGGAACAACTCTTTATAGTGTTGAGTTGATCAATGAGGCTGGTGGAATGACTGGTGAGGGTGCTACTGCAGACCTTACTATTAATGCTGCTGGTGTTATTCAGACTGCTTTAATCAAGGATGGTGGTGCTGCATACGGTGTTGGTAATACTATGAGAGTATCTGGTGGAACCAGTGGTGTTGTTAGTGTAGCAGCAATTGATAATAGTGTTGGTAAAGTAATACAAGTAGTTGGGGTTGGAACAGATAAGAATAGAACTAACAGTAAGTACAATGGTTTATATAAAGTATCTGCTGTTCCTACTGCTAATTCAGTAGCATTCGATGCATCATACGGAGCTGGAAGTAACAATCCTGGTATCTACACAGGATCAAAAGGTATGTTCTATGTGGTAGATAAGGCACTTACTATTACTACTATTGATGGAATTGGAAGTACTACTCTTTCTGGTATTGCAACCATTACGACAAGTACATCTCATGGTTTATCTGTTGGTAATAGAATAAAGATTGTTAATGTGCAAGATGCTCCATCATATAATCAAGATCATGTTGTTGCATCTATTGGATCTACAACTGTTTTCCGAATTGATGCTCCTATCAATATACCTGCTACAGGAATTAGTACTGCAGAAGCATATAGATATGGATTGACTGCATTAGGTGAAGATTCTTCACTAACATCTGAAAAAATTTCTGGTAGACTATTAAGTTTCAATGGTTCAATCAAGACAGAATTGACATCTGCTATTACTGATGTTACTAACCCAATTACAGTTAATAGTACAGTTGGATTCTCTACAGGAGATTTCCTTCAGATTAACAATGAAGTACTAAGAGTTAAGAGAGTAACATCTGCTACTCAGTTAGAAGTTCTTCCTGGATCTGGAAGTAGAGTCGGACAGATGGGAACCAAACAATCAGCACATGTTAAAGGTGCTTTTGTTAGAAAGATCGATATAATCCCATCAGAGGTTCGCAGGTTCTCAAGTATTCGTGCCTCTGGTCATACATTTGAGTACGTTGGTTATGGGCCAGGCAACTACTCTACTGCACTACCACAACTTCAAAGAAGAAGTCTTACTTCATCTGAAGAGATTCTTGCAATATCGACAGAAGAGAAGGGTGGAGTTGTATTCTACTCTGGTATGAATGATCGTGGTGAGTTCTTTAGTGGTGAAAGAGTTGAACCAAGAGAGTTGTTCCTTGGTGGAGACTCTAGTGATGGCACTGTAGTATTTGATGACGTTTATATAAGAAATACACTTCGTGTTGGTGGTGGCCCTAATAGAAACTTACCTTCTGAGTTTAGAGGTCCAGTTAACTTCACTAATAAGATTACATCTACTGCTAAGGATGGTATTCAAGCAATTAAGTTACTACTTCAAGGTAACCCAACTCAGAATCCTTCACTTCAGGTAGGTCCAGATGCTGAACCATCATTGTATGTTGCACCAACTGCTGATGGATTTGTTGGCATTAAAAAGGCAGATCCTGCTTATGAACTTGATGTTAATGGTACTATTAGAGCAACAACATACGAGAACTTTAAGCTAACTGATTTACCTATTGGTGTAAATGAGGAATCTACTTTTGCTAGGAACCGTATTTTAAAAGTTATGGATGACGGAACAGGATATGAACTTATCGATCCTAATGAACTACAAACTTATGGACTAAGAAGTTTTGGAGTAAGTAATGACCCAACAGTATATGTTGGTATTGGTACTACTGTGAGTAGTAAGTTACAGATCAGTGGTATCTCTACTGCAAGATGGCACGTTGGTCAGTACGCTAAAGTATTTGGTGTTGGTGGACATGGTGATACTCCTCCTGCAACTCCAACTGCAAGTATTATTAGAATACCTGCATCCGAAAGCGATATGGGGCCCAAGAAATATAACTATTGGGTTGCACAGTATGAGACAGCAACAGGAAATATTGGTGCAGCAGTAGCAGTTAATGCTGCAGGAATGGCACATACTACTATTACTAATTTCAATCTTGCTGATCATATTCAGTTAACAATTAATAGAAGTTCAACTTCGATGGGTGCTCTCGTTTACCGCCAAGAACAAGAGTCTGATACTCAACCATCTCCTGGTATTGCAACAGACTTTACACAAGCAAAACTAATTGCTATTCTTGGACCAAAAGAATTAGGGTCTAATGCTTCTGGATCACAGTGGAAAGATTATGGTACGTATCCTCAGACACATTGGGGTGGTAAAGGAACTGTTAATGAATTTGATGATGATCAGATTCACTTCCCTAATATTGGAACCACTGGATTTAGAAGAGGTTGGGCAATTGATAGTGTTGTGGAAGTTGGAACTGATAATATAACTTTATCTGGTGCTTATGGAACCAATGCTAATATAGGATTTGGTACTAATAATTTTGTTAAAATTGCTCATGATAGTACCGCAGCACTTGCAACAGCAATTGACAGAGCTGTAACTACTGGTGGTAATTACCTTGAAATTCCTAGTGGAACATACCTAACAAATAAATTAATTGTTCCTAGTGGGTTCACTCTTCAGGGTGCAGGAAAGAATACTATTATTAAACAACAGTATTTTGCACAGGATGCTACAGATGGTGCTGGTAATTCACTTTCATTAGATGGAAACTTTGTTGGAATTGGAACCACTATGGGCCCACAGGCAACAGATACTCCAACGGATGTTACGTTCAGAGATATAACATTTGATGGAAACGCACAAAATAATATTCTATTTGAAGCAACTACAGATAACTACCTTCTTTACTTGGGTAATTTAAGATCATCTCTCTTTAAGGGTATTGAAGTTCGTAACTCTCCTGGTGATGGAATGTATATACCAGATTCGCAGAGAGTATCTATAGAGGACTCTGCATTTGTTGATGGTGGTTTGACTGATATCTATCCATTCAGACCAGTAGTTGCTGCAGGATCCACAAGTTTGAGAATTAATGATTGTCTCTTTGAGAACTTCCCTGGCCCTGTTGATGTATCGGTAACTTCTATTGTATCTACTGGTGGTAACATTATTAGAAATTGTGGTAGTGGTTTAGATGCATACGCAACTGGTAAGATTACCACAACTAATAACATTATTCTTGGACCATCTGATGAGTACATACCATCACCAGATATCTACGATAGTGATTGGAATTCTGTTAACGTTAACATCCCAATCACAAGTCCACAGAGTGACTTTGAGGGTCCAATGATGTTATTTGTTGAGGATGGTCTTGCTAAGAACGTTGCAAGTACTAAGGTTGAAATCGTTGCTGGTATTGGAACACTTGTTGGTATGTACAGTACTGATGCACAACCAACACTTGGCAATAAGTTCGTTAACTTCCAGATCAAACCAGATAATGTAACACCTAATGATATTGATAGGGAACACGGATATATTAAACTTACTCTTACTGCATCACAGATTAAAGATAAGTTAACTATTGCCAATGCATCAACAGAAACTGGTGCAGGTTTAACTGGAATAACAACTGCACTTGGTTATGAAGTTGTTGGTACTGAATTTATGGAAAAACCAGTAGGATATACAACTTATGTTGGAATTGGAACTGGTAAGTGGTTCACATCTGTAGATGGATCACCTGGTGCTGGTAATGCATCAGTTGCAAACACATGTTATTATGTACATTTCTCAGATTCTAATCAGTATGCTGGAATTTCTACAGGAGACGTAGTTCAATTAACAAATCATGATGTAAACCCAGATTTATCTTCTTACAAATTTAATGTTGCAGAGAAGAAAATTACAGCTGGTATTAGTAGTTTGAGACTAGAACCAACAACATTATTCCCAACCACTGCTACATTCCAAGGTGCCAACGTAACTGATGGTATCTTGAGTGGATATATATCTATAAGGAGAACATTCACCATCGCTAAAGGAAGAGTCGGAGTCATTTAAATGCCTGATAACACAAATGTTAATAATAATGCGGCCGTAGTCGTCGTAGGAAGGACGGCTCCTGTACCTCCTGGTCAACAGAAGTCCGAAAAATCTATACCAGTCGTTATTGCAAACGACCAGTCAACTATTCCTGTTGCCGAACAGAATAAAGTTGCTTCTGAAGTTGCACTGTCATTGCTAGGTATTCCTAGATCTGAAGTTGCTCTTGGTATATTTGCAGACGTTAATACATATGATGTAAACCCAACAGAATGGTCATCAAGTCCTGAACAATATTCTACTTATCTTAGTACTGGTCCTTATATTGGTATACAAGGTAATCAAGGACAAGCATGGGGATTATCTCATGTACCTTCTGAATCTGGTGCTCTTTTAGAAGCACCTGCTAATAAGAGTGCTCTACTAACATCAAAAAGATTCTTTAGGTATCAGCCTGGTCGTGTTTCTGCTGCTACGTTTGGTGTTAAGACAACTATAATTGGAGATCCTGGATCTACTGCAAATGGTACAACAAATGGTTCTCAGAACTGGGTAAACAAAGATACACCAGCAAATGTAAACAATCATGTTGTTGCTAACCCTGCTGTTCGTAAGTACGGTATTTTTGATAAGTTCGATGGATATTATTGGGAAACAAGAAATGATGGAGTCGGAGATAATTTTTGTGTAGTTAGAAGAACTCAGTCAATTGCCTATGAGAATCCAGTAACGTTTGGAAGTGGTGGTTCTGATCAGCAAAGTGATTATGGAAAAACAAACCCACCAGATCCAGCACAAGCAAGGGCATCTCAATCTGTTGGTAATGGTTCTACTTCTGTTCCTACTGGATATACAAATAAAGAGTTTGGTGATTTATGTATTCTAAGAGATAATTTATTAATGACTCATGGTGGAGTTTTTGATCCATCTTTATTACAGACAGAACATAAGAAAGAAATAACTTCTGTTACTGATGGTGATACTAACCCAGTCTTTACCTTTGATGTTAGTTCTGGTATTGCTGCAAGTATTACTAATGCAGTTTATGATATCAATACTGGTATCATGGTTGTTACAACCAACGGAGCTCACGGATTTAATGATGGTCAGTATATAACATTGGCAGGTATTGCTATGACCTGTCGTTATAGTTATTCTGGTAATGATGGAACGGGAACTCTTAATTACAGTCTTATTAAGAAATATCCTAATAATAAGAAAGAATATAATATCATTGAAATTCCTGATGCTACATCATTTAAAGTTAATGTTGGTGTTTCTACGGTACAGACATATTATTATTCAGGAAAGACAGATTCTGCTGGTTCATCCCCTCATGCTTCTCATGTACCAAATGGTTGGGCAGTTGGTCTATCTACTGGACAACATGTTTCGTATTCTAAGGGCCCAAATGTCGGAATCATTACAGGTCTTGGCCCAGCATCAGATAGAGACGGACAAATATTTAAGGTAAGACATATCGGTATTAATACTACAACAGGTATTACTACAGCAACATTCAATACTTTTGATGCAACTGCAACAACTGTTTCTGGTGATTATCTTGATGTCACAACTGGATGTCCTGCAGGTGAAACAGGATTACTTAAGGTTGGACATAGTAATGGATCAGAGGATACAGTTGGTATCACATCACATTTTATGATAACTCCTGTACCATTCATTCAACCAATTAGTCCTGCATCAATTAATGCTTCTAGAAAACGTTATGGTAATGCAAGTCTAAAGACTGGTGCAGCAACAACTGCTACAGCTGGAACAGGTATGTTCCCTTACATGTATAAAGATAATGAGAATAACGAAGAAGGTTATATTGATAGTACTTTAAACACATCTGATGGTAGTTCTCTTACTACATTAAAAGGTCAGATTGATGCTGTTAATAGTTACTATGATAACTGGATTAATCAGAACGTTGCTAAAGATTATTGGAATGTTTATGAGTATCGTATTCCACGTTCAAGATTTAGTGGAGATAGATTAGATGGTACTACAGATAAGTTACTTTACAGTGATGTAACACCTAATGCAAGAGCAGGTCAGAGCGTTTTAAATGCAGATACTGGTGCTCCATCAGATGATACAAGTATTTGGAACCTTGAATTCGATAAAGTTACCATGTACAAGATCGAATTCTCATGGTATGGTGCTGTTGGTGCTCTATTCCTTGCATATGTCCCTATAAGTTCTGGAGAAGCACGTTGGGTACGTGTACACCATTTGAGAGCATCTAACCAGTTGAAGGTCGCTTCTCTAGGTAATGCAACACTACCAATTACATACATGTGTTACGGTGGTGGTACTCAAGATCGTTTTGGATATACAAATGATAAAAGACTTCCTACTGATGATGTTTCTTCTGCATCAGAACATATTGTTAAGTATGGTGCTTCATACTACATTGATGGTGGAGACAGAGGTACTGTAAAACTATTCAGTTATTCTACTCCTACAAATATAGATATCTATGGATCTAAGAGAACATTTATTGTTGGATCAGGAAATACTAACGTAACTTTAGGAGTTAATGCAACTAATGCAACTGCACCATTCCTTACTGCAGGTTCTCAATCTGGATTGTCTAGTACTTATTATATTGGTTCAAAAGTTCAGACAGGAGATCCTTTAGATCAAAATATAGAAGTTACTTATGTTGATACTTCTAATAGAAGATTATATTTAAATGCACCATTAAATTCTGGTTCTGGTGGTACTGTTAATATTATTTCAAATCGTCCTACTCCATTGATAGGACTTAAGTGTAGAGATGAAATTGTTAGTAGCACAGGACAAGGTGTAAGAAATAGAACACAGGTATATCCTACAAGAATGTCAACAGGATCAACTGGTCTTGTTAAGTTGGACATGATTAAGTCACCTAAGTTCCAAACTACTTCATTAATATCTGGAACTCAAGGCGGTCCAACATTAGGTGCAGAAGTTAACATTGGTAAGAGAGGTAAACCAACGAAAGTAAGTGTTCCTCTAACATCTTATCAAGGTACTCATATATGGACAGGTGGTACTGCTGTTGGTGTATTCAGAGACGCAAGTAATACAGGTAATACCTATAGTGTTACTAATGCAACATATGATTCTACTAACGGACAATTAGTAATGACTGCAACTGCAGTTGGTACAGACTCTATACCTGATAGTGCAACAACTTCTTCTAGACTTGAAATTAAATTAAATGGTCTAACATTCAGTTGTTCTTTAGATAATCATGCTACTAACCACACATATCCTCGTGCAACAGACCCAATCTTTGACAATACTGACGCTGCTGTGAGTGGTACGTCTGCAGATGGATTTAGTAAGCATCTTACTGTTACTAGAAGTGGAAGTAGTTTCACAGTTAATGTAACAGGTAATAGTTCTGGAACTCCATCAGCTGCTGAGTACATCAGAGATACTCTTCCTCCTAGCAACGGAACTTATGGATGGTTCAGAGGATACTTTGCGAGTGATAATAGTAAGAAACCAATTAGTGTCTTAGGTTATCTTGAAAATAGAGGAAGTGATAGGACTAAGAATATTGAGACAGATGGATATTATTTTTCTACACTAGAACCAACTGTTGATGATATTATATTAACAACTGATCTACCTTTCTTAAGAGAAGAGAACTCCAGTCCTACAGGTAATGGATTATCTTCAGAAACAACTGAATTTACATTAGCACAACTATCATCTGTTAAAGTTAATCCACAAATAAGATCTCCAATTCCTGGAACAGGAACAATAGTTGCAAGTGTTTATGCACCTGCTACTGGTGAAGAGTTTGATTTATCTTCTTACTTCGATTATAATAAGGAGTATCTATCATTCCCATTAACAGATTCGGTTGAAAGTTTATATCTATGTGGTTCTACACAAACACTATTCGATAGTCCAGAGTTATATACATCATCAAATGTATCAGCATCAATTTCAGCAAGTCTCACTTGGGAGGAGCAGTGATAAATGCCCAGTACATATCAGAGTGCGGTAGATTTTGAGGCAAAAAAGACAGCATTTCTTGCCGAGAAAGATACACTAACTAAAGAACCTTCTGGTGACGTAAAGAAAGAATATTATGTTGGATGTATTGATAAAGAGGGTTGGGATTTTGTACATGCAGAACTATTAAAGTCTGATAGTACAGAAACAAATGTACCATCAGATACATGTGATTGCATCAGTGATTGTATGGTTTCTGCTCCTTTTGGTATACATTCATTAACAGATACTGAAGCTGAAACCCTTCGTAATCATCCGAAGGTAGAGTATGTTCAGATTAATGGTGATGCATATCCAGGAACATATAAAATTAATCCAGATGATCTTACTGATGAGAAAGATATAAAGTTAGGTGATGATAAGAGACCAGTACAAATTGTACCAAAGAATGAAGATTTTTTATATAACATTGCTAATGGTGAACTACTAAGAGATGAGTTTGGTAATCCATTAATCACAGAGATTGACACTCTCTATCTTCCCTCTGTAACAGCAAAACAATCTACATCTGTTGTATTTGATGATAGATCTTCTCCTTACGTACAGGAAGACCATTCATGGGTCTCTCCAACAACAGGAAGTGCATCTAGGTATGCTGATCTGGATCATCATCTTGGTACATATTTAACAGTAAAACTTACAGGTGGAAGTAATCATACATTATCTACAACTCTTGGTAATACTGTACAAGTAGGTGGAAGTAATACTTGCAAGTGGTATGATTTATCTACTTATCAAAATCAGGCAGGTATTTCAACCTCAAAGGTTTGGCCTACTGGAGGTGCTAGTTTTACCCCACCATCAGGATTACTACCAGAAAATGATCCTGTAATTAAATTGGAGAATGATATAGGAGATGCTAAAAATATATTGTATGTTGATACTCAATTAGGGATTAGTAGTATAAGAGGAGCAAAGGTAGGAGATACTGTTTATGGTTCTGGAATACCAGCAGGAACACAAATTGCTGACATAACAAACAATGGAAGAGTAATATTAAGTAATGATTTGACGACACCTACAAGACCTGTAGGAAGGTATAGAAGGTATGCTGGTGTACAGAAGAGTCAGAGGACAATAGGTAGTGGTGATGATCAATTCTTTGAAACAACTCCAGATAATTCATGGAATAATAGAGTAGGTCTTCAGATAGCAAGACACCAAGGAAAGGGAGATCCATTTAGAGCAGTAGCAAATGCTGGAATTAATTCCACTGGTCTATCTAATTTTACTGAGAGTTATGGCAATTATAGTAGTATTCCTGGTACACTTACCACACATGTTATTGGTTCAATGGATCCTGCAGTTGGTCATGTACCAGATGATATTGCAAGAACAAATATAAGACAATTTGGAGATGGTTCTGGTGTTGATGTTATTGTTGGTGATGAGGACATGTGGTATGGTCATATAGAATTTGTTAATGTTGGTGCTGCATCTTCAACTAAACCTCTTAATTATAGAGGTGGTAACGTATTAAATGCAGACTATGCTACACATACTGCTACTGGTATATGCGATGTACTAGATCTTATTCTTGATGCACCATATTATATTGATCCTGAATTCTTTGATGCAAATGCTTCAAAGAGAACTACTCGTTGGGATGGTACTGTAGTTCCTACTGATGCAGCTGCTAGAGACTGGTGGCAGAACAACAGTACTACTCATAGATCAGCAAAATTTGTAAGTTCTGGTAATGGTGGTAGTGCAACGGGTAATAATGATTTTGGTACAGTAACAATTCCTGCTGCATATATAAGAGCAGCGATGAATGGAAGTAATACTGCACATCAAACTCAAAATGGATCTCATGCCACTCCGTGTGCATCACAGGCATATGGTAAGACACATGGTTGGGCATACAATGCAAATAAATGGCACTGTAATGCAATAGGATCTAATTCAGTTAGTGATGTTTCTTATTGGAATGCGACTCAAATACTACACCAATGTAAACCAGTTAATCCAAAGTATGGAACACAAGACCCAACTATATCAAGTAATAGTTGGAGTTATAGAAGAACTGCTGACAGTAGCGGATATTATTATTTCAGACAAGGAACTACTGGAAGTGGTGGAGTAAGTTATAGTAGTAAACCTCCATTTATGGATAACTATGCTGATTATAAGCATGTTTATGAATACATTTCTGGATCAGCAAAGACAGCTGGAGATGCATGTGTTAATGCAGGAGTAATTGTTTGCGTTGCTGCTAGTAATAGAGGACAAAAGATAGTCACTAGTGATCATCCAGATTATAATAACTATAATGCATCTTCTGCTAGTACTGCACTGAGTGCTAGTGGTGGTACTGATAGTGTGGGAACATATATTAAGACATCAAACAGACCAGGATATCCAGCACAAATTGGTAAGGATAATGGTGATAGTACTGTTACATATAAAACAATTATTGTCGGTGCAATTGATGATGATTATCATCAGTCTACAAAGAAAGAGAGGAGAGTACACTATAGCAACGTAGGAAATGCAGTAGATTGTTTTGCGTGTGGTGATGACACTCCTGCAGCTGCTGATCCTAATACTAGTACAAAATATAATCGTTATGATCCTTATTATGTTTACAGTTCAAGCACATCATTAGAATCAGAGGATAGAGTATTTGGTGGAACAAGTTCTGCATGTCCTGTAGCATGTGGATTGATTGCTACTAAACTTCAGTACAATAGAGAATGGGCATGGAGTGACATTAAGAAGTGGTTGAATGATAAAGTTGGTGTTGTAGAGGAAGAAGTTTTTTATCATGGCCCAGAAGCAACTACGGCAACAGATACTGCTTGGACAGATAGAAATAGTCTTCAGGGTGGAAAGTCAACAGTAATTTGGGATGCACCTACTGGTAGAGAGTGGTCAGAACTTTCTAGTGGTGCTCTGGGTCAGGTGTTCTTCCGAAGAGCATCAATGAATGTTAAGACTGGTAATCCTGTATGGAAGATAGAAGAACAGTTCAGAGAATCTAGTGAGGTTAGTAGAACTCTTCTTGGTATTGATCGTGCAGAAACACAACTTAGTTTGTTCTCTAATGTATCTTCTTATGGATTAGATTCTGATGAGTTTGAATCATTTACATTTGCTACTGGTACTAGTCAAAGTAGTTGGGAAAACAGAGCAAATAAGACTTATGGTAATCGTTTTCAAGCAAAAGTATCAGAAGTAACACAAGAGTCTGGAATTAAACTTGAATCTTTCCCTGTTCAATATAGTTTTCCTTTCGGTCCTAATTGGGAGAGAATTGGATATTATGATGAAGCTAAGTTTGGTTTCTATAAGAACTTTATTAATATGGGAAATGATCTTTATGATATATTCAATGATGCAACAATTGCCCCATACAATACATACCCATCAACATTTAAAGATAATTTTTTAAATAGATCTATTGCTTATGTTGATGGTTCTGATGTAGAATATGCTAATGGATATACAGATTCATTTGCACAGATTGATACATGGACTGATACTTGGGTTGAGATATTAAAAGGTGGTTCTCGTTTTGTTGATCCAGTATCAAATAAATCACTTAGTTTTGGTCAAATTCAGTCAATAATAAAAGATTATAATAATAAAAAGAGAGTACTTATTCCTTCTTGGACAAACTTTATTGAAGATAGAGATCAAGATAATACAAAACCAGGATATAATTCTAACTATACTAAGTTTGCTCAACTACAATCGAGAAGAGTATTCAGGTATCAACCAGGTAGAATTAGTGGATTCACTTTTGGTGTAAAAAGTTCTAAAGAATCTATAAATGGAAGTCAAATTGAATGGGGTATTTCTAATAACACAGATCAATATGTGTTTATGGTTAATAAAGGTAACCTATCTATTGTTCGTAGAAGTAATATTCCTTTACCAACTAAACAACTTAAATCTCAAGGGTTAAGTATATACGATCAGAAAAAAATTAGTAATGGCGGTAGAAGTAGTGGAGATCCATTTGATTCTTCTGATCATTATGTACTTGAAATTAGCAGTGATAACTTTAATGGAGATCCATTAAATGGAAATGGTCCTTCTGGATATACTTTACAACCAGATCAAGTCAGCATGTATAAGATTGAGTTTGGTTGGTATGGTGCGATTGGTGCAAGATTTTATGCATATATTCCAACAGGTAATGGTGAGGCAAGGTGGGTTACCATACACACTCTTGTAATTGAAAATTATATGAGTCAACCATGTTTAGTAGACTCATACTTTAGATTAGTTTATAGACTTAACGTTACTGATACATCAGTATTGAGAGAACCACAATTTGTTACTAAGTATGGTGCTTCATACTATATTGATGGTGGTGATGAAGGAACAGTACAAATGTATTCTGCAAACAGTGGAATCAAACAAATAACTGGTATAAGTAGTGAGTCATTGTTAGCTATAAAACCAAAGAATGTTATATTGAATAGTTTAGGAACAGAGATAGTAAATAAGAAATTAATTATTCCTACTCAATTAAACATATCATCTGGAGCACTTACTCAGGTTAAGACTGTAGTGTGTAAGGGATGTCCTGGATTTGGACATGTTCATACTTCTGGTCTTACAGTTGGAACTAATGGTAGAACGATAGCAGCAGGAGATATTATATTTACTTCTCCAGATAATATGCAAGCATTAAATACTGCTTACTTCACTACTGCTGATATAGGAGCAAAGATTATTTCTCCATCAATTAACAATACATATATTGATTCTGTTTCTAGTGAGAGTGCTACTGCTGGTCAGTATTTGAGTGCTACTGTGAAGTCTTTTGATGGTCCTACTAACTTAACTACTAGGAATGTTTTTGGACCTCTTGCTCCAACAAGAGATCAGGTTACAAATACTGTTGGTATTCATACACTCTCAGGTGGTGCTACTAATTATGTTCATCCTCATCCAATTAGGTTGAGTCAGTTTAGTGGTATTGCTGTAGCTGATTTTGCATTCACTGGTAATAAAATAGAAATTCAATTTGCTAATCCAAATTCTAAAGATGACTATAATCATTGGGCAGACTTTAAGATTGGTTTGACTGATATTAAACCACAGGTTACTGGTACTGCTGATATTAACGCTGAGATTACTGGATGGATTAGAGACACATCAACTGGTATTGTTGATGCTGCAACTGTAATACCAACTGATGATGAATTTATTTTTGGTAGACATAATCAAGATTGGGAAGCATTGAATGAGGATGGAGAAGGAACTGAAGAGTCGTGGAGAATTACTAACCCACGAGTACAAATGGGATTGGATTATAGAATACCTATTCTTTCAGATCCAGGTGGTGGTACATGCTCTAAGATTACATTTGAAATTGCTAATCCTACTTACATAAGTGGTGTAGAATATCTTGGTTTTAAATCAATTGATCCTGCAACTGGAGGACCAACTGCGGCTGGAACTCAGCACTATTTGCAACTTAAGAATTCAGTATTACCTAGTTTAAAATATGGTGGTGGTCAAGTTGCAGTTAAAAAAACATTGTCTGAGATTGATCCTATTACTGGAGATCCTAAGATTGTAGTAGAAATACAGTCGATTACATATGTTGGAGAACCAAAAACATACACTCAACCAGGAGCAGGTGGAACAACTGATACTTTTAGTTTTATTGAGATATCTTCAAGGTTAGACTCTACTTATGCTGCATTGTCTCCTAATATTAATTTGGCATTCCGTCCAGTAAGAGCAACAGCAAATGGTGGTATTAGTGTGAGTAAACTCTTTAACTATAATCCTTTCCCATTGTATATGTTATTTAAAGGATTAGATAAGGCAACTATTAATAGTGTCTCAGTTAAAGAAACTATTGGTAATTTTTCAAGAACAATTAGTCCTAGATTCTTTGTTGCTCCAAGTACTAATACAACTATTACTGATGCTGGTGGTAATGCTACTCGTGGTGATGCTCCGACTCATTATCAAGAGAAGACACGATTATCATCTGCACTAGTAGATGAACAGAATGAACAGAAGATAAGAGATGGGTATAAAGTTATAGATACTGTGTATGTTGGAGAAAATACTACTAAACAAATAGATTTGAGTCCTGTATTTGGAGCAGATAGAGTTGTAATTACTCCAGATAATAATAATATAGAGTCAACATTTCTTATTGCCAAGAGAGTTGATGGTGTTAATGATGCAGTAGACATGGAAGCAACTATTACATACAAAGAGCAATAGAATATGGCACTTATCAATAAAAAAATATTTGGATTAGATGTTAATAGGTATCTTGCAGATGCAAGGGATGCTGATGCATCTCTTAGAAATATAGGAATAGAACCAAGAGATCTAGCAATAATTTTTGAATCATCTTCAGTTCCAACTACTTCTAATGATTTTCGTAGTCTTAGTAGGTTAAAGCAACCATTATATAAAAGACTTGATAGATTTAATAATGATTCTAGTCAATTTACATCGATTTTAGAAAAGAGAGCAGGAACTAATGGTCTTTTATTTGGTAACCTGAACATCAATGGAAGGTTAAGTGGTAGTGCAATTAGATATCGTTATGTTGATGGTAGTGGTAACTCTGCAACCAAAAAGATTGCAGACATATCTACGTCAAGAGTAAGTGCATGGAGTTCTTCTGATCCCAATGCAGAAACAGATATGAGAGCTGCGATTTCATATGGTGCAAGGATTAGTATTATACCTAGTGCTAGTGGCAGATCTTATTTAAAGTTTGGTACTCAAGCAACTACTTCTAATACTAGTGGATTGAATATTAGTGGTACACCAAGGTTACAGACAACTATGGTTCCACAAAAGGTAGAATTTGATTCTGAGATTCCTACATCTAAAGTTAGAATTAATCTTAATGGATCAGATATATGGGTTTATGCAATGAAGGGTATCCCTGTAACCTTTACAGGGTTTTTTAGAAATTTATTTAATGCAGAGGTACAGGTAACAGGTATAGATGCTGGTGGTAGTAAAGGTGTTATCAAGCCCAGTTGGAAGATTAAGAGAACAGATAATCCAAATGATTATTCAAACTTTCCTAATGCATATAGCATAAATTATTATTCTTCGAGAGGTAGAGAAAGAAATATTGAAATATATTATCCACCAGATTCTATTACTTCTCTTACATTAAACAGTGCAAACATTGCAGAAATGCCTGAAGTGAAGTTTGCTACTATGCAATCTCTTGATCTTAATTCTAATAATATAACAAACTTCCCAGACTTTGCTGGTGGTGTAGCACCTGTACTTACAAAGCTTTGTTTACGTAACAATAAATTTTACCAGAGTGAGATAGCAATTGAAAGAAAACTTATAGCAGATGGTTCTGGTAACACTATACTTAATAAGATTCCAACTACTGTTCAGTACCTTGATATAGCAGGTAATTTTTATGGTCATATTGATCAGGGTATATTTACTAGATTTACTGCTTTAAGAACTCTTCATCTTGGAAGAGATGGTGGAGCATACTTCCATCCAGAAACTGGTAAGACATCTACCGTACCTAATGTTGCTCCAACAGTAGAAAATTATTACGTTTATAATAATGATTTTAGGAGATTTGATTCTACCAACACTTCTACATCTAAGAATATTAGAAATCTAGATCAACTAAAGATTATGCACTTAGGTGGTAATTATAATCTTAACAACCAAGATATTGCTGGTAGTGATTTTAATATTGATCAAGGAATAAGTAGTAATGTTATTGAGAAGGTGTATACTAATTCAACTAGTCTACCTTTAGTTGATTTGAATAATAAAGCAACTCTCCAAGAGTATCATGGTTCTTACATGCGTAGTGCTGGATCATGGTTTAATGGTAGTGGAACTTATAAGTTTGATAACTGTGCTGAGTTAACAAAATTATATTTGTACGCTGCAAAAACTACGGGAGCATTTCCTAAATTTACTAATCCAAAGTTAGATTATATTGATAATAGATATAATAATATGAGTGGTGGAGGTCCAACTAGTGCAGCAAGTGATACAGACTTTGTTCTTCCAAGAGATACTTTTCTCGGAGCACCCAAATTACAAACATTTTATTCTGTCAATAATTATAATGGAAATAGCAAACCAATTCATCCAGATGCATTTACATTTACTCCAGAGTTGACGAATTTGTATTGGTATTCTTATTATAATACTACAGGATCATTACCTGACTTTACTAATTGTGGTAACTTAAGTTGGTTGCATTTAAGTAATAATGCATTTACTGGAGGTCTACCTACTTTTAGTACTAATACTAATATAAATTACATTTACCTTCATAATAATCAATTGAGTGGTACTATACCACCGATAAAGAATTTATCAGGTTTATATTATTTGTATCTTTATAATAATAATTTTACTGGACTAAGTGAATTTGGTAGTATGCCACAACTTCAAAGGTTGTATGTTCATATCAATAATATACAAGGAAAAATACCAGACTTTACTTCGTGTCCAAACATGAGATATCTAGCTTTGTTTAGAAATAAATTCAATGCTTATGAGGTTGGATCATTTAAAGAACTTTATAATATTAGGTACATTGATGTTTCTAATAACCAACTACCACAGTCATCGATAAATAAAATTGTTGATGATCTTTATGATAATTGGACTTCTTATAAACGTGGTGGAGTATCAATAAACTTACGTGATAATACTGCGATAGGTGCAAGTATACCAACTTTACCAAGTGATCCTCAGTTAGACAAAATTTATGAACTGAGAGCAAGTGGATGGTCAATTACAATAGATTAAAATGCCAATAATAGCAAATCAAGGTTACAGAAAAGACTTAAATTTATCTGAAGGTGCAGAGGATTCTGCAGTTTGGAATAATTTATATCAGGCTGGTATTTCAAATGATATTGCGATACTGAGAAATAATTTAAGGAATACATCACAATTAGGTATTAGTAGTCTAACTCTTGATACTTCTGCAGTTGGTCTTGCATCTTTCTTTTCTTTTCAGAAGTCAAATTATTCTCCTTATACTGATGGTGAAGCAAGAGAAGTAGTCTTTACCAATGATGATGTAGTTGGGTTCAGTCATACAGTTACTTTTGGTACTGGTGCTGGTTCTACTACTGTTGTTGGAGGAAGTTCTCCAAATTATTATGTTTGTAGTTCTAATGGATTAGATAAGTTTAAAATTTCTGTTAGGGGATCTACTGAAACGGTTGGTGCTGGTCTTATTGTAGGTTTCAGTACAATAAATGAGATAAATTCTTATCCTCCTGAAACTATTAATGGTCGTGCTTGGGCTGCAAGTGGATCTATTATAGGATTTGCTCATGATGGTAGAAAAGATTTAAGTAGAAGTAGTGATAGTTTTTCTAATTTAACTGCTAGTGGGGGAACTGGATCAGGAGCACTCTGGAATACTAGTGATTATGGTGCAACAATAGAATTTGCCAATGATGGTGCTAATCCTACAGGACAAGCAATTGGTACTAACTATCTTGTAGGTGATGAGTTAACTTTTCCTGCTAGTTCTATTGGTGGTGGTTCAGATATTAAGATTACGATAACAGATGTTCAGGATTTTAGAATAATTCGTAAGGATCCAGTAATTAAAAATAATCTGACTAACTTTATTCCTCCTGAAATACAGGATGATGGTAGTTTTAGTTTGATAGGTGGTGATATCGTAGATGTATTTGATTCTACTGCATCAAATCAAGACACTGCAAATTATTTTATTGGACAAAAATATAAGAGTAATGATGATACTACAACTTCTAAAGATATTAAAATAGAAGGATCTAGCACTATTGCTGACCCTGCAAATTCAAATGCGAGTCAAGCTAATATAGATTCTAGTGATTCTCCTGGTGTATTCATTGGTGCAACTCGTGCATTCTCTTCTGATAATAACCCTTGGGATAAGAGTGGTACAGCAGGTGCATCTGATGCTAGTTTGGTTTCACAGACTTATGAAGCTAGTATTGGAGAGTTAGAATTTAGAGATGATATAGAAATAACTGGTATTAGTCAAGAAACAGTATCTTCGAGTACTCTTGGATCTTATAGTCCTGGTACTAAAGACCTCTGGAAGGTTCCTGTTGTAATCAATGGTGAAACTTATTTCCTTCTACTAGATCAAGCCACATAGGGGCAAAATTCACTTTTTGTTTTAAAAAAAGTCGAAAAAAAACTTCGGGTATTTTTTCGTAAAATACCCTTTTCAGAAATTATGACGTTAATAACTTATATACTACACCATTTGGTGTTTGGAGTCTAATTCGCTTAGTAGTACTTGTTCCGAGTAAAGTTGTATAATCACTTGTTGTCGCTGCTGTGTATGCATTTGAAGAATCAACAGTTGCTCTAAAAGAATCAAATACGATATTTCCTTGAGAAAACTCTAAAATCTTAAAATCGCTTGTTGTTTCCATTCCATCATCATTTGCTGCGAATGGTGGAGAAGTGTCTTTTGGGGGACAACATAAACTTTTATCATCACTTGCAATTTGGTTAGTTGTTATTGTGAAGTTATTACCACTTTTTATTAATTTAGTTGTTACCTTATCTATTTGTATTGTATTACCCGAACTACTAGTTACTTTTGTTCCATCCTGAAAGTAATATCCTAATACTCTGTCACCATCATCTACATCAGCAATACTATCTACAGTTAGACTAGTTGAACCAGCTGGAATATCTGTAGTAACACTGACACATTTATTTTGATCTAGATCTGTAGATGGGAAACAGAATGCTTTTAAAGAAGTATTAGTCAATCCTTGACTTTCATACACATAATATGGTCCTTGAAGTATTACCCCAGTTGAAACAGGACCAATTTTTATTTCTTGAGCAGTTCCTGATTCCACATCAGTGATTTTTGTATTTTTTTCTAGATTATTGGATACTACGACTATCATTCCTTTTTTCAAGTTAGTTCTGTTATAGGTAACATCTCCACTATTAAGCATAGTAATGGTATCAGAATTATTAGGGCATAAACCTGCAATTCTTTTCACATGACCACGATGATCAATAAATTTTAATGTTGCAGTTCCACTTTTTGGTGATTTTGTATCTAGAATTAATGCTCTATTAATAATTATTTCTTTTACTCTTGTTCCGTCAGATACTATTTTATTGGATTCGTTTGCAATATTAGTATCATCATAAACATAGTTACCAACCTCTATTCCAGTGGTATCATCTAATGGTAATACACCAGAATTTAACGTTGTTGAACAACTTTTTGATGCAAATTCTATAGGTCTATTTCCACTAGAAGAGTTAGTGACTGTAATATTGAGAGGATTGTACCTCACATCAACTTTTTTTGTAGATTTAATTTCTACATAATTTGGTTTTGATGTTCCTCCTACTGTACCTCCACCAAAAAGTAGTGAATTGTCATAGAATTTATTAAATGTACCCTTTTTCTCTTCAGAAAAATCATAATTTAAATTATAAAGATGTGTATAACGAATTTCATCACTAGTAGAACCAGTAGGTCGTTGTAAATCAAGCTCGAATGATCTTTCAGATGCAGATGCATTATATTCTTGTGGAACAAAATATCTTGTCCTTATTCTATAAGGTTGATATGCTTCTAATTGATATGATATTTTATTATTTGTTCTAACAATATCGTTTATACCTTTTGAAAAATCGACTAATGTTCCTGCAGAAATACTTCCAGTTACTGCATCACCTGAAGATGGTGGAGTTAAAGTAATCACACCAGTACTTTGAGTATAATCCTCTATTGTAAGTGTATCACTTTCTGTAGAGTTGATATTAGTTACCGTTAAACCTACAGATTGTCCTATTCCAATATATTTTCCATCACTTGCATTTTGTAAAGTTATAACATTACCAGAACTGACAGCTTGAATAGGTAAACTTGAAGATATTCCAATAAATGAATATTCTTTATAAGTTCCTGCGACTCCAGGATTTGATGTACTACCACCCCAACTCTCTTCTTGAAATTCAAAGGTTGTTGATGCAGGAGACTGTGTGTGGAATGTGTGAGTTCCTGTGTCTGTTGGTATGAAATATCCTTCCCATTGAACACCACCATTTATATTTGCAGAAGATGGGTGAATTTTTCTATCCCATGCAAAATTACCATTTTCCCAGTATTGATTAGTAGCAAATGGTTCTCCTGTAAATACTCCTCCATATAATCCTTCATTTAATTGTATTTGATCTTCATTAAAATAAGTTGCTGTAAGTCCATCTCCACCATAAAGTCTTGGTTCTCCAGAAAATAATTCAGATATATCTAATCTATTTTGAAAAGTTACGAGTGGTTTTAATGTTTGTCTATTTCCTTGATTATCTGTAAATGTTTGAGCACTTTTTCCTATCAATTTAAATTGGGATGATGTCATCCCTTCAGAAAATATATTTTTAATACAATTTAAGTCTTCTTTTATAAATGTCTCATTTCCTGTGGCAAGACCATCCAATAAGTTATTTAATGCATCGGTAGTATTGGAGAGATCACTAAGGTTGTTGTCCCTTCGGATACCGATTCTTTTGTATATCTTTAGTGCCATCGTTTGACTTTTCTTATTATTTAGTTTATAATAAATAAAACAGTAATTACTTGAATTAAAAAATGGAAAAACAAGCGATGCTTGATGATTTAAACAAGCAACAAGAGACACTTAAGAATGAATTGGTGGCAATGGAAAGAGATTTCAATCAAAAGAAAGAACAATTTATTCGTATTCAAGGTGCTATTGAAGCATTAAATCTAGTTAATGCTGGTGATCCACCTTTAGACGAAAATTTACCTCCAGCACCTCCAGAACCAGTTGTTCCTGACCACACAGAAGCTGCTAAAGCATTGGGAGTATAAAACATTAGATTAAAACGCTGATAAATAAAAGGAGACTATATAGTCTCCTTTTTTGGTAAATACCGATTATCGTCAATGGCAACCCCGTATAGATTTAAAAGATCTTCAATAACAGGTAAAAGACCCACATTATCAGATTTAGAAAAAGGCGAGTTAGCACTCAATTTTTATGACGGTCATTTATTCACAGAAGTAGACACTGGTGGTGTTGGTATTGGGACGACTATATCTAATTTAACTCCGTGGAAAGAAAGGTTTGGTGGCGGTCAGATTGATTATACTGGTATAGTTACCGCAACAACTTATCATGGTGATCAGATCGTTGGTACTCCTACAGTAGGAAATTTTAGAGCAGGAGCAATGCAATCACCTGAAGTTGATGACAAAACAAAGGATCAAGTAGAAGAATTGAATTATATTTTAGGAAAATTAGTACCAAATCAACCAGATACGATTGATGGTGTAAATTTAATTCTTGATGAAAGTAGTTTAGCAGAAAGTACAAAAAGACCTCTTTGTGCAGGATTTACACCAACAAATAATACTCCTGCAGCAACTGCACCATCAGCAGGAACTGAATATTATAGAAATGTTGATAATGTAATAAGTACAGGATATCTTACAGAATATGGACCAGGAGATTCTGGAACAATTAATGCATATATTAATAGTGTAGGTGTAGGAACAACTGCACTAAATGTTTCATTTGGTTTATATGCATCTAAATCCGATAATGGAACTTATGATAAGTTACAGATAGCAAACGAAAAGGATGCTGCAGATTCTACAAGAAATACAGGAATTGCATCTAATTTTTATGAAGTTCTTGATATGCGTATAAACAGTGCCGTATCACCTGTAGGATTTAATTCTTGTTGGATCAAGCACGGAGCATCTGTTACTGCTAGTAATGTGAATAGTTATTGGTATGAAGAGGATAGTCCTCCAGGTGTTCCTGATGTAACATTCAGCTCTGTCACTGCACCAGACACTAGTTCTCATGAGATCCATTATTCTTCTGGTGTTCCACATTATAAGAATCATTCAGCAAATGCATTTAGTTATGTTATAAGTGTAACGAATGCAACTGGTGATATGTACTACAGTACTAATAATAGACTTCTTTGGGCTGAAAATGCTACTACTGGATTTACGAAACCAGATTCTTATAAACTTTTTAATGAAACATATGTGTCTGGTGTACAAGGTACTCATCCACCACAAAGAGATTGGGGAGTAGGAACTGCAGCAACTGTTACAGCAACTCATACTCCAAATAATATTCATGCAACGATTATTTCTAATCATTTTCATGGGTGGGATTGTTATACACCTTATGGAAGTGATCAAAACGAAGAAGCTTCATTAGGAAAATCGGTAAATATTATGGGAACTTCTGCAGATTATACAAATAATGTGGATGAAGATTCAATTGAATGTACTGTTGGTTCTCTAACTGGTGGTTCTGCTACAAGAGTTAATGCAGGAGCAATTGCAGATAATCCAACTCCTGTTTATACTGCTTTTGATGCAACTTCAACTCCTGCTGTTTATGAAGCAATCGTAAGGGGTGGAGATTTGAGGCATGATGTAACAGATTATTCAAATACATCTAATTGGCTTCCAGTAGGTCCAGATTTTTCATCTGGTAGAACTGGTAATCAGTATTTCCAAATGCAGTTTATACAATCTGCGATTTCACAATTTAATATTTCCTATACTGGAGCATTAGCAGGATGTTGGGTATGTATGCCTGATAATTCTACATGGACTACATCACTTTCTGGTAAAAATGGTTGGGCAGATATGTTCCAAGCATATAGAGGCGCTGGTGTTCCAACAACTGCTGAACCAGGATGTTCTTCTGGTGGGTTAATGGATACTAATGGAGGCACGTTTACTTGCGTCTTTGGTACCGAATCATCTTCTAATGATAGTAATAATAGAGTTTTGATTAGATTTAAATTGACTTCTGGACAGTCAATTAGCGATATATCATTCTCAGATACATAAGAAAGTAGAGGTACATTAAGTGGCAGCAACTACTGAACAAAAGGTTGATTTTCTATTAAAGAAAGTTGGTTATAGTTTATCCAAAACTGGATCCGTAACAGGAACTGGTGCAATAAGTGGTGGTACTACAAAAGAACCTTTTGCAGAGACACTTGCATCTCCTATTGCTACTCGAAGTACTAGTATATGGGCAGATAGTATTAGCATACCTGCTACTCCTCCAGGATCTGATACTGGATATGTAAAAGTATATTCTAAGTCTTCTCCTGTAAGGATGACTGTAGACAGCACAGTTGCTGGAAGCCGTGCTTTTATTGCATATACGACATATAATAACACTTCGTCTGCTATTTTAGGTGATTGGATTAATACCCAATTTGGTGCTGATTATATTATTGAGGTTTATAGAAATGATCCTAGCAGTGGAACAGAGGGTGCTGATTATTTTAAATTATCTGCTGCTGGTGCAACTGGAGACGATACTTGGTTCTTTGATTATGCTTCAGGGGTTCTGAACTTTAATGGTCCAGATTTACCTGCTAGTGTATCTGATACTAATATTTACATCGTAGGTTACAGATATATCGGAACAAAGGGTGTACAACCACCAGGTGGTATTGGTACATTCCATAATCTTTATGTTTCTGGTCTTTCCACATTCGTTGGTGTAGGTACATTTAATAGTCATCTTTATGTTGGTGGTAACTTAGAAGTTGTAGGAACAACAAGTCTTTTTGGTGGAACGATTACATTAGGTGATGCTGCTACTGATAATGTCGTATTTAATGCGGATGTAGATTCTAATATTATTCCTGATGACAATAATACCTATGATTTAGGTTCAAGTTCTCAAAGATGGAAAAAGATATATGTTAATAATGTTGGTATAGGAACCAGTACTGTAATTAGTGATGATATTACTACTAGACACCTTAAAGTTACTGGTATAGGTACATTTGATCAACAACTTTTAGTAAGTGGTAATGTTAATGTAACAGGTCTTTCTACATTCACTGGAGCAATAGATGCTAATGGAGATTTAGATGTAGATGGTCGAGCAGAGTTAGACAATGTAAACATAGCAGAAACATTAAATGTAGTTGGTGTATCAACATTTACTGGTGCTATTACTGCTGATGGTGATATTGATGCTAATGGTGATCTAGATGTAGATGGGCGGTCAGAATTAGACAATGTTAATATTGCTGAGACATTGAATGTCGTTGGTGTCTCAACATTCACTGGTAATATTGATGCTAATGGTGATTTAGATGTAGACGGATATACAGAATTAGATAATGTTAATATTGCCGAGACATTAAATGTTGTTGGTGTTTCTACATTAGGTTCTGTTGGTATAAGTACAGGACTGATTACTGGCCCTGCTAACCTGTATATTGACCCTGCAACTGTAGGTGACGATACTGGAACACTTATTATTAAAGGAAATCTCCAAGTAGATGGAACCCAGACTACGGTGAATTCTACCACAATGGATGTGGCTGATAAAAATGTAGGAATAGCAAGTGGAGCAGCAAATGATGCTGCAGCAGACGGTGCAGGTATTACCGTTTATTCAGGTGAGGGGAATAAAACATTCAATTGGGTAGATGCTACAGATTCATGGACATCTTCTGAAAATTTTGATCTTGCATCTGGTAAAGTATTTAAAATTGATACTACAAGTGTTCTGTCTAATGATACATTAGGATCTGGAGTAGTTAATTCTAGATTGACTAGTGTTGGAACTCTTGGACATTTAATAGTTAATTCTGGTATTACTACTTTAAGTGGTTCTATTATCACTGGTGTGACCACTATTACTCAACTTCAAGTTGGTACTACTGGTCAAACATTAGTTGGTATTACTACGATACTTGATGAAGATAACATGGCATCAGACAGTGCAGCAGCACTGGTTACGCAACAATCAATCAAAAAGTATGTTGATGATAGAACACCAGGTGGGCCAGGTGGTGCTGCTTTAGCAGTATCTGCGGATTCTGGATCAAATGAAAGTATTGATCTAAACACTGAAGTTTTAGATATTGAAGGAACTTCAAATGAGATTGAAACCGTAACAGGAACTAATAAGGTAGTCATTGGACTTCCTGATGATATAACCATAGGAAATGATCTTACTATTACTGGTGATATTGCTTCTGTTACTAATTTAAGTGTAACTGGTGTATCAACATTTACTGGTATATCAACATTTAGTTCTACTTTATTGACACAGAAGAGTGTTCAGATTGAAGAGAATCTGAATGTAACTGGTATATCAACATTTACTGGAGCAATTGATGCAAATGGTAATTTAGATGTAGACGGATATACAGAGTTAGATGATTTAAATGTATCAGGTATTACAACCACTGTAACTCTTAATATTGGTACCTCTGGTCAGACATTAGTTGGTATTACAACTATACTTGATGAAGATAATATGTCATCCAACAGTGCGACTGCATTGGTAACTCAGCAATCAGTCAAGGCATATGTTGATACTCAGGTAACTGCACAAGATCTTGATTTTGTTGGTGATAGTGGAACTGGATCAGTTGATCTAGATTCTCAATCATTAGACATTGAAGGTACAGCAAATGAAATTGAGACTGTTGCAGCAAATCAAAAGATAACAATTGGACTTCCCGATTATGTCACTGCAAGTAATTTAAAT